TGGGAAATAGTGGAAGCAAACCCAGATAAACCTTGGGATTGGGGTTATTTAAGTGCAAATCCTTCAATCACGTGGGAAATAGTGGAAGCAAACCCACGTAAAGATTGGGATTGGAATATGTTAAGTGAAAATCCTTCAATCACGTGGGAATTTGTGGAAGCAAATATGGATAAACCTTGGTATTGGGGTTGGTTAGGTAATAATCCTTCAATCACGTGGGAAAATATTGAAGCAAACCCGGATAAACCTTGGAATTGGCTTGGCTTAAGTGCAAATCCTTCAATCACGTGGGAAATTGTGGAAGCAAACCCGGATAAACCTTGGAATTGGGATTTTATGAGTAGTAATCCAAATATTACTTGGGAAATTATTGAAGCAAATATGGATAAACCTTGGAATTGGTATTGCTTAAGTTTTAATCCAAATATTACTTGGGAAATTATTGAAGCAAATATGGATAAACCTTGGAATTGGTATTGCTTAAGTTGTAATCCAAATATTACTTGGGAAATTATTGAAGCAAATATGGATAAACCTTGGGATTGGGTTTGCTTAAGTAGTAATCCAAATATTACTTGGAAAAATATTGAAGCAAATATGGATAAACCTTGGGATTGGGATTGCTTAAGTTGTAATCCAAATATTACTTGGAAAAATATTGAAGCAAATATGGATAAACCTTGGGATTGGGGAGCATTATCACGAAATAAATTTACAAAAGAAAAAGAACAATTTGAACAAAGAGTATTAATAGAATTACACCAGAAGTTTATTCAGGAAAATATATTTGAAGAACTAGTGAAAGCATATATGCATCCAAATCGGATTAACCAGTTGTTAGATATGGGATACGAAATAGAAGAACTAGATGATTTATTGTAAATATTTATATTTAGATTGTTCATTAAATATAAAACGTCTTTTATATTCAATGTTTATAATGAAAAATAAAATAGATAAATATAATATATATTATTATGAGCAATTACAAAGAAACATTAAATTATAGTTATTTAAATATAGCATTTAAAGTATTAGTTATAGTAGCATTCGTATTGTTTATAATTTTTTTTTTCAAAATTGATATTTTTAATCTCAATTTTTTTAAACCTAAAAACAACAAAGATAAGAAATATATTCATAAAGACTATTATGTAAATAGAAATTTAGTAAATGCTATTAGTAAATCCAATTACTCAGATAAAAAATTAAACGATTTTTACATTAAAACAGCATTTAATTGTTGTAATGTTAGTGATGGAACTTCCAATGTAGAACGATTAAAAACAATTATTTCACAAGGATTTAGATGTTTGGACTTCAAATTAATTTATAAAAATGATACTCTTCATATTGAAAATCAACCTAAAAATGAAACATTTTATAACGCATTAGAAATAATTGATACACATTGTTTCTCCAACTCATATTGTAATAATAATGAAGACCCATTGATTATAAATATTCGATTAGATGGTAATATTACAAAGACTGAAATAAAATTAATTTATAAAAAATTACGAGAAATGTTTAAAACTATCAACAGTAACAAAATAGATTCTACATTTTCTTTATTACAAAAGAAAAAAACAAACGCAGATATATTGTCAGCTACATTAGGTGATTTAAATAATAAAATTATAGTAATGTGTAATTATGATTATACTACAATTGAAAATGATGAAATAGATGCTAAACATGAATTATTACAATATATTCATTTTAATACATATATTACACAAAATGATGAAGTATTAGACGCAACTGGAATTCAAAATTTGTTAGATACTTATAATACAAATGATACAAATAATACAAATAACGCAATAATTAGTATGCAAATAAATGAAAATTTAAAAACGGATTCAACCGCATTAATAAATTTAAATAAAAAATATCCAATGATGCTAATTCCTAATTCATATAATGATGTAAGTGCTATTGTAAATCCAACATCATTGGAAGACATTTTTGGATACACATTTAGAGCACTAGACTTTTTGAGTACGAATGATTTTAGTAAAGAAATAATGGATGTCGATATGAAATTATATGTGGATGAATTTAATATTACAAATTCAGCGTTTATCTTAAAACCAATAAAATTGAGAACATAGATGTTTTTATTTTCTAAATATATTATATAAATAATGGGAAAAGATTGTAAAAAAACGACATTTGAAGAATGTGAATTAGCTATTTTGCGAATGGCTGTAGATAATGCACAAGAAAAAATGCAAAAACGCACAGTTCAAAATAAAGATGTTGGAGATATTATTAGTGTTGTAGAAGAATTTATTCGTAACAAAAAATTAATTTGTTATGGTGGAACAGCGATCAATAATATATTACCAGTTGAAGACCAATTTTATAACAAAAATGTAGAAATACCTGATTACGATTTTTTTTCAACAAATGCGTTAAATGATGCGAAAGAATTGGCTGATATGTATTACTCAAAAGGATACACTGATGTTGAAGCAAAAGCCGGACAACATTATGGAACTTATAAAGTATTTGTGAATTATATTCCTGTTGCTGATATAACATCATTGGCTATGGAAATTTATAAACCGCTTAAAGTAGATTCTATAAGTGTTGATGGTATTTTATATGCTTCGCCTAATTTTTTAAGAATGTCAATGTATTTAGAACTTTCTAGACCTGCTGGAGATACAAGCAGATGGGAAAAGGTTTTAAAACGTTTATCATTATTGAATAAGAACTATCCATTGGTTGCCAAATGTGACAACGTTAAATTTCAACGAAAAATGGCCAATGGAGAAAAAGAAAATGTAATTTATGAAAACATAAAAACTAGTCTGATAAATCAAAATGTAGTGTTTTTTGGAGGTCACGCAATATCGTTATATTCTCAATATATGCCTACTAAATTAAGAAAAAAATTATCAAACTATGCTGACTTTGATGTATTGAGTAATAATCCATCCCAAACGAGCACAATAGTTATGGAGAGATTAAAGGATATTGGCATTAAAAACGTAAATGTTAAAAAACATAATTCTGTTGGTGAAATAGTTCCAGAACATTACGAAATTAAAATAGGAAAAGATTCAATTTGTTTCGTTTATAAAACAATTGGTTGTCATAGTTATAATAATACAGAACATCAAGGACAAAAAATAAAAGTAGCAACAATTGATACAATGTTGAGTTTTTATTTGGCATTTTTATATACAAATCGTCCTTATTACAATCAATTTGTTGATCGCATATTATGTATGTCACAATACTTATTTGAAATCCAACAAAAAAACAGACTTCAACAAAAGGGGTTATTGCAAAGGTTTAGTATTACTTGTAAAGGTCATCAACATTCTGTAACAGAAATAAGAGGTACCAAATCTGAAAAATATAAAGAGTTGAAAAGCAATAAAAATAAAGAAAAAGAGTTTGAAGAATGGTTTTTAAATTATAAACCAGATGAAAAGAAAAATAAATCGAAAAATATGAAAAAAACTACAAAATCAAATCAAACAAACAAAAATACAAGAAAAAATATAAAGAGAACAAAAAAATCAAATCAAACAAACAAAAATACAAGAAAAAATATAAAGAGAACAAAAAATAAAAAAACACATAAGAAAAAAACACATAAGAAAAATATATAAGAAAAATATATAAGAAAATAAGTAATATTTATTCAAATATTATTTATTATTTCCAAAGGTTATCACATTCATGATAAAAACTAGTTAACACACTTTTTCAAAATCATTTTATAAATTAAAAACGAAATATCTCTTCCCATTTGAACTAATGATTTCACTTCATTTGAATTTGTATTAGAAATGTAATTATTGTTAATATAAATTATTATTGTTATTATAAATACCGCAAAATATTCAAAAATATATTTCTTGTATTGATTTTGACTTTTATAGATTAAAGTCCAGTCATTCACATAACTACACATTGAAGTATTTTTATTTTTTATAAAAAATAAATGAGCGTCCAAAATGCCTGTTAATATGCGATGATTATCTGATTTCTCGTTTTTTATATCAATCATATGATGTAATTTATCATTATTACATAAATCCAAGTATAATATTTTCCGATTATTGGTTTCTTCAAAAATATAGGGGGTTATTCCGTCTATATATTTATTTTTATAAAGCATATTTCCGTCAATTAAAAAAGGAACAAAACAAGACCTCAACACACAATCAAATAAATCATCAATGGTTTTATATTTTTGTTTAATTATTTTTTCAAATAAAAGACATTTTTTTGATTTTTTATGATACGATACAAATAAATAATCATTAACTTTTTGTAAAATATCAATTTCTTTCCTTTTTTCCAATGTTTCATTTTCAAATAAAATATTTTTATAATCTTTCACAATAGGTATTTTATATGTTTCTTTTAATTGGTTAATAATTAATTGGTTTATTTTTTGAGAAAAATCCAATTTATCAAGTGCATATAGTAACCCAACCGCAGCACCAACACTACATCCAGATATCCGTTTTATTTTTACATATTTTATTTTTTCAAGTTCTTTTAAGAAGTACAAAGCTCCTATTAAATAACTACCATTAAAAACACCTCCATCCAAAACTAAATCTATATCAATGGGATTGTCACGTGTTGGAAGATTATTCAATAAATTATTTATATAAGGTTGAAACATATTTTTATATTATACGAATACTTAAAAAGTGTCAAAAATACTAACAATACGATTTAAGAAATAAAAAACAATTGAAAACAGTGAGCTATAAAAAATATAACCATTAATACTTAAATTTCCATCATTCATGAATAAAGAGGGAAATGTTTGATAAAGAAGTTTTTTGAAAATAGGCAATTGAAAAAGAAAATATAACACACCCAATAAAATAGGTGTTTGTAATTCATTATACATATTTTCAATATTGGTTTGATGATTTATTTTTACATTTTGTTTCCTCACTATTGTTTCTAAATCGTCTTCATCAGGGATATAATTTTGTTGATGCGCACTAACTTCGGGTACAAAATTAGGAGAAGTTTCCACATCTTGTTGTAACGGTAAAGTATCTATAGGTATATCACGTGAAGCTAATTTAGTAGACCCAGATAAAGTAGCTTGATGTAATTCATTCACAATTTGATTTATTGTATTTGGGTCTAAACTTACATTTTGTTGAGATTCATATAATTGTTGTTGTAATGGAGGTTGTTGTTGCGGTTGTTGCTGTTGTTGCTGTTGCTGCGATTGCTGCGATTGCTGCGATTGGGTTGGGTCATTAATCGTCATTTGAATATTTTCTTGTGCAACAGGCAAATCATTTATATTGGTTGAATTACTCATAAATATTATACATATTTACGAATTATAATATTTACGCTTTTATTCAAATTTAATTAATTTGTCATCTTGACATTTAGCCGTTTCATAATTATATTTTACACACTTATCACCAACTTGGAATATTTTACCTTCAATCTTTTTAAATGGAGCGGCGTATAACTGAATACAATCATAGTTTTTACAAACTTTTCTAAATAAAGACGCCAATCCTAATCCTAAAATAATTGACATTATTATTTTACCCGTTTTTGTATGAACAAATTTCCCTAAATTCGCCATTAATTTTGTTATATTATATAGCAATAAATTTTATTGGACCGGAATCACACTTATATCCTTTTTATTTGTGGGGCAATCCACATTTTCTTCTTTATATAAGAAGCATTGTTCTGCTTTATCTTGAAAAATCGCTCTATCTATCGTTTGAGGACTAGGATACACATATACTTTTTTATTTTGAGGACCCATTAAATATAAAAAAAGCAACCCTATTAAAAAACTTGCTATAAATATTTTAAACGATATACATTTAAATACTTTAAACACTTTGGGAATTTTATTGAAAAGTGTCATACTATAATATATTTTGTTATTTTATTTTATTTTCAATTCCATTTAAAATAAGTATTTAATCTTATAACTACTTAAAGGAATATATCTATTATATATTGAGTATATACTCTAAATAATTACATTTTACGAATGCCTTTTTAGCTTAGTGGTAGAGCACTGCACTTGTAATGCAGAGGTCCGGGGTTCGACTCCCCGAGAAGGCTTAAATATTTATAACATTATTGATTATTCTTGTTGTAAATATTTTATTTTATTTGCTCTTCTTATTTATTTTTGTATTCTTCTTTGTTTTTGTCTCCAATTAGTTTTATATTTGTTACGTTTGTTGAATTACTTAATTCAATTTTGAAACATTTGTAAATGTTGGATGTGGTTATTCTAAACTTATTAATGTATATATTATTTGTTCCTGATTCTGATTGTTCAAACAATTCTAAACCATGAACCATATTCACAGAAGAATAATTTTCATCTTCAGGCAAATATTTGTATTTTATTTGACTTATTTTGTTTTTCACGGTTTGCGCATTAATACTTATATCTGTATAAACATGCATTTCTTTGAGTCTAAACAAATCTTGGAATTTGAAGTCATAATCATTAGAACTATTGACAACCGGATGAACTTCTATATTATAACTTATATCTGGTCTCAAATTAGAAATTTTAATGTTATTTTCTGGGTTTTTAGAATATGTATTTGACGATGGGTCATCTTCATTTCCTGATGTGTCCACTAAATCTCCATCTTTCTCATATAAATTTACTATAAATGTATCAAAATCTGTTACATCTTTTGTAACTTGTGAAGAAAATGATATATCTACATAATTACGATCATTTTTTGCTTCATCTTGGTCTAAAACTCCTACATTTTGATAATAATTCGCATATTTTATGTCATAAAATGAACTACCATTTGCTAATCTTTTTATATCCATTATGTCTACTCCTTTTTCATATTCATCCAGTATTGGAATTTTGATTATTTTAGACAGTATTTCATAATTATTTAGTTTTTTTCTTTTTAGAATAATTTCTTGTAAAATGTAATGTGAAGTCGTTATATTTTCATCTTCATTATTAAATTTCATTGTCGGTGTAATTGTATTATTAATTGATGCATCTGTTATAAATTGATAAGAAACATCACTACTAGGATATTGGTTATTTAATAAAATTTGAAAGTTTATACTACTATTTTCACTAATGGAAAAATTATTGATTCTCATTTTCAGGTCTACGCCATTTGGAACATAATAACAATAAAATGTTTTCCCTTTGATTTCATCTGAACCATTTATATTTATGTAACCAGAAGTAAATAAAAGTTCTTGAGACATTTATATATTATATAAAATATAAATTATAAATGAATTTTATATTTTAATTCAAGCATACACGCTTAATTATATTTTCGAATTGTACTAATTGACGTATATGTACCAGAATCATGTGTAATTATAAATTCTTGATTTGTCATTTTTGGAGTTGTTGTTGTATCTCTATTATTTAAAAACAAATTAATATTTTGGATGTTATTTATTACAAGAGTGTCAATTATAGGATTTAATCCATTGTTGTTTCTAAATAAAACATTGCACTTTTGAATACTATTAGTATTATTTGTTAATTCTAAAAATAAATTAAAACTATTATCTACTATGGATGTACCTGATAAATCATAATAAATCAGTTTATTGTCAATCACTCCCTCATAATCATAATCACTGGGTATTATATTTGTAGATATATCCGTATAATTGATTATTGACATTATATTATTTGTAGATATTTTTTGTTAAACTTTTTTTTTAAACTGTTTTATATAAGAAAATATATTGAAACTATTTTTGTCAATTATTATGCTAAATGATTGGTTTGTATAACTTATTGATTCTTCTACATTTTTAATACCTTCATTTAAATAAAAAGGATATTGATTATTTGAAATATATATTTTTTCAATTTTCGAATCAGATGGAAACATACAATTAAAATTCAAATTTTCTGTTATTTGAGATTTGTCTAAATATAAATGAATACCACTAATATCATTACTTATTTCACTTAAATAAAATAGTTTGTTTATAATACTATTATCATTTGTCAAGTTTAAACTTAAATCATTTATATTTATTTCATCATTTTTTAACACAAACTCCATATATTATATTATGATATTAGTTTTTATTGTAATGGTGTAAAATTAGTAATTGTCATAATATATTCTATTTTAGGTTTACCACCTTGACTGTTATCATATATAAATTGATGTGCGGTTTCTTGCGAAATTTCTGTACCTGAACTAATTGTTTCTATTGGTTCTGAAATGATTAGTTCATAATCATCATCATCATCATCATCCAATAATAATAAAGACACAAAATCGGAAGCATTGTATTCCGATAATATTGTAAATGTTAATGATTTTGTGTCTTTATTTAATGCTTTTAAATGTTTTTCAGCAATTGCTGAAAAAATTTCTTGATCTACATTTGAATTAGAATCAGTTCTTAAGTCATAAGTCATTTCTGGATCGGATGCGTTAATTTGTCCTACTAACTCTGATGATTCAATATTCGTAATATCATCATCAACTACAAAAACGTTATTTTCATATATTTCAGGATATATAGGTTTAGGAGGACTACATTTTTTTATTCTAGCTCGTTGTTTTTTTAGTCGCCTTGTTACAACACTAGACGCTCCAACACCACTTCCAGGTATATATTCATTAAAAATTGTATATTTTTTACCTTTTAAAAGTCCAATTAAAGGTAATTTTCTTCCTCCATATGAACCTGATTTTCTTCCAATTCCTTTGAAGTAACTCATATATTTTATAAGTATATTTTAATACGGGTCATATTTCAATATATTTACCACTATAAATTTTATTTAGATTTTTTTTTATTTAGATTTTTTAATTAACCTTAAATAAACTAAATATTAGAATAATATTTCTTCCATGAATAACTATATTTTTTTACAATTTTATATTTATATCTTTGTATATTTTATAAATTATGAAAATCTCAAAAAAAAATAAAACTTATATTTTTATTTTATTTTTAGTTGTTGTATTGATATATAATTCCTATTTAAAAACAAAAACAATCGCACAAGAAGGTTACTCAGGTGGTTCAAAGGACATAAATAAGAAGTTTGAAGATATAAATAACAAATATGAAAATTTGAAAAAAGTGATTGCTATGTTGCAAGCCGAAATTGGTCTTATTAAAGATACAATCAACACAAAATTAAAAAGGTAATAATAATATATAGACATTAAATATGAATAAATTTTATGAAAAAATAATTTTGGGTTTTTTATTTTTAATTGTTTTATACAATTTAGTAAATTGTAACATATTAGAAGGCAAAAGAAGAAGAAGACGAAGAAAACGAAGAAAACGAAGAAAACAAAGAAAACCAAATATGAAAAAAACAAATATGAAAAACCAAATTATGAGAAAACGAAATATGATAAAGGTTTTCAGAAAAAAACAAAATGTTTTTCCAAAAGCAAACACTAATAACAAAGATGTTAAACAAGACAAAGAAATAAGTATTTTAAACGGTGAAATTAAAAAAATAAATACAAATTTAGTCAATACCCAGAGAATAACTAGCGAAAAAATTCCTTCATTAATTAATCATATTAAATCTCAATCCGAAATACGATTGAATAAAATTCAATCACAAATTTCAAACAATAATTTAAAAAATCAACAATTGAAATCATTTAGTGAAAAAAAAGGAAGAGAGATACAAGGCAATATTGATTTACTTTCATCTGATTTAGCAAATAATAATATAAAATATAGCGACCAAATGACAGAAGTAAATAGTCAGTTATATTCGCTACAAAACAAAATTAAAAGTTATGAAGAAAATAATTTAAATATTGAAGAAATGTTGAAGAATGTAAATTTACAACTTGACACAAAATATGTTAATAAATAAGTGTAGGGAATATAACTTTATTACAATTATTAAATTTATCTATTTAATTCATTTCTTTATTAAATAGATATACCATTGAATATTTTAAATGGGTGCAATGATTTAGGTTTAGGTTTAGTTAATCATCTAATTCAAATATGCGAATTTATTTTTAAGTCATCGTGTTGCAATATTTGAAGCACCAATTCCGCTTCCTGGTAATGAATAAGTGATATTGTAAAAGATATTAAAATAAACAGTTTATTAACAATAATATAATGTTTGAATATTTTTTAGCAGGGGCTTTTGGATGGTTTATGTCAGTCAAATATGAAGAAGTCGAATTAAAAAAGAAAAGAAATGAAATATTAACCAATATTGAAGTCAATTTAAGCAAAATTTCTCGCAAATAAATATATTGGGTATTAATTCAAATATGCGAATTTCTTTTTAAGTCTTCTTGTTGCAATATTTGAAGCACCAATTCCGCTTCCTGGTACGTAACTATTATATATAGGTGTTTTATTTTTGTTATATGTATTTGGTTGATTTAAATTTTGCATTCTTTTATGTTTTAACGTCTTATTTTTCATGTATTTTTTTAAAAGTAATTGTTTTTTTACATTGTCATGATTATAAGTAACAATATTATTGCTATTATTGCTATTATTGCTATTATTGCTATTATTGCTAATTGTTTCTAAATTAGGTTGGGTAAATCTTCTTTTTATGGTAAATCTTGGAACAAACCTAGGCATAGCAATTTTGGTTTTTCTAGTTGTATTTGTTGTGTAATTATTATTCTCAATAATCCTATTGTGTATATTTATTTTTCGATTATTAACATATCTCCTCGTAAATCTTGATAAAGGAAATATGTATTTTTTATTTGTTTTCTTTTTTTGTTTAGATTTATAACTCAAAAAAAAACGTATAAACTCCTTTTTTTGTTTATTTTTGAGTGTTTGATTGAAACGAATATGTTTCAATTTTACCATTATTTATACTATAATATTAGGAAATAAATTAAATAGTATATTTAACCATTTTTTCTATAATATAAACATTTTCCGCAATTTGAATTCATACCCAAGTAATGATTATCATCTCTTGTAGATGATTCACAAATATGAAGCATCTCTATATTAAAATCTTCCAATGTATCTAATGAATTCATGTCTTTATGATAATAATTGTATCTTTCATTTAAAATAGGACTACCTAAATTGCATCTACAAATGGGACATGTTAAATTTTTATTGGATATCATTTGTACATGATGATAATAATTTGTAATGCATTTTTTATGAAAGCAATGACCGCAATCACTTAAATATGCGTTTGATTTCAATTCAATTTTATCCATACATATGATACATGTTTCGTGTGACCAAATGTACATTTTATTATTAAGTTTTCTATTAAAATCAATGTGTCCTATGGATTTAGGAAATATTAATTGATTATAGTGACAACCGCAATTTGATTCGCATATATTAGGAGTGGAACAAGATATATAAAAGTTTCTATTTCTTTCATACACATAAAATATGTCTTCTTCTTTAATAGAATTCATTATTAATATTTTATATATTATAACTGTTTGTGGTTGCGAATAATAAATAATTTTAAACAATCATTTTTTTTAAATATTTAAAATTATTTGTATTAATACTTACGAAATTTTTCGACTGGGTATTTCACCATCAACAATGTAAATGGAATTCTCTGTAATAATAATAAGTTCTGAATTTGTTCCATTTTTGGTTTTGTAAAATTTTATAATAGTGCTTGTATACTCTTCCTCACTTTTCACCAAAAGTTTTTCATTATTATCCTTGGCACCAATAAGTGCGGTTTTATCAATAGATACCGTCCAATAATCAAGTAGAATTGGTTTATCTTCTACAATAGCAATTTTGGCAGCATTTCTTAAAGTAACTTCGCCTGGTAATCTATAATTATTTGTTGGTTCAGACATTATATTATTATATTATTATCTTATATATAATCTTTAAATACTTTTTTGATTAAATTATATATTATGATATATATTTTTTGTTTTTATTTACACCCTTGGTAATTTAAAACGCCGTTTTCACAGAGTAAAAAAACCAAGAATGTAAAATCAATAGTAGGAATTTCACCTACGATGGTCTAACTTTTTCCTCTTCCTTTTGATTATTTGAAGAGGTGAAAGACGAAATTTGAAAACAGACAGGGCGTTCTTGCTTTTCTATCCAGCACTTTGTTAATTTCATTATGTTGATTGCTGAATTAGCGTCTCGTGTTCTAAATACGATTTGTTTGACTTGGGGTCTCACGCATCCAGAACATACTAAAAGACGGAACTGCTTGTTTCCATCACTATGTCTGTAATAAGATAAATCGTTATTACATTCACAGCATTTTTTACTTGTATTACACTCGTTGATTGTTATTGTATCATACTTCTTATGGATTTGCTTTCTTAATCCTTTATTCATAGTAGGCATAAAGTGTTTCATTTGAGTGATTCTACTCCAATTTCCATAAGGGTGTAATTCAGTAAAATGTTGATTTTAACATATATAAACAAAATAAAATATGTTAAAAAATAAAAAATTGAGAGCTTGATAAGGTAATAATTTTAAATAAATTGTTAATTGTTATTTGTTAATTGCTTTTATGTTTCTTCTTTAGTTTCGTCTAGTTTATTATCGATCATTATGATTTTCTTTTTATTTTTTTTGGGTTTTGTTTTTGATTTGGTCGCAGATTCATTTTCAAGATTGTCATTTTCAAGATTTCCTTGTGAAATTGATTCATATTTTTCAATCAGCAGTTTAGAAACAAAATCATACATTTCAAACAATATTTTTTCTTTACATTTTCCCATAATTAATACACTTCCTGTACGAAAAATCATAAATGAAACTTTTTTTTGTGTTGTCGTCCCATCCTCGTTTTTTATTTCATAATTGTATTTACATTGAATTCCTGGATACATACATGGGTCGTATATAGTAGAAATATTTTTTTCATATTTTAATATTTTATATAAAACATCTCTTTTTATGTAAAAACCACAATTGAAATTTGAATTTATTAACACTTCCATATTATAATCGCTTATTGGGATCAAATATAAATCCATACGTGGTTTCAACATTTCTATTAAATTTTCAATTATAAGGTCAAATATTTTGTCGTCTTTTACTCCTGGTATTTCTAGTTTTCCTGTATTAAAGAGTTTTATATGAAATTCTTTAAAACATCCTTCGATATTTAGACGCATAATAAAGGCAACACAATTGTCAAACGCACTTTTTTGCTTACATCTAAAAGAAGTTATATCTTTTTTACATAAACCTATACTGATTTTTCTTTTATCCTTAAATTTAACCCTTCCCTTTGGATTATTTATTGAAGTTATAATATATTCATCATAGTGCTTTATACTTAATAATTTATCTTTCATTTTTTGTAAATCTTCTTGTTTTTCAGACTTAATCAAAATTTGTTTTTTTAAAATACCATTTGTTGGTGCTTCATATGGTATTACAGGAACATCCCAAAATAATGATAATATATCTATTTCTTTTCCTTTTACTAATTCATTTTCATTTTCATTTTCAAAAACAGGAATTATAGAGTCATCCGTTTGCCTTTTTAAAAAGGCTATATTAGTCTTTGTTGAAATATAAAGTGGTGTTGGTACTGGAACTGAAAATGAATCATCATTTTGTTGTGTTTCATCTTTTCTATCATAATCTTTTCTATCAGATGATGATAGAAACATTTTCCATTCGTCATTAATATCCATATTTTTTATACAACAGATTAATAAATTGTATTTAAATCCTTTAAGTTATTTTTAATCATTTTTTTAATTTAATCTTATACAAATTTATGATAGCTATAGTCTTCTATTTTTAATAAGTATTTTATCTAAAGATTTAAATAATATATCCTTTTAAATCATTTAGTATTCTAGTTATTATATCCTTATCATTCAATGAAGGTAAACAATGAATAATATTTTCCATATATTTCAAAAATTTAGGTGTTATTTTTTCTCTTTTATTGTTTATAATGTAATTAAATATGATTTTTATCAAATTATTTTTCTCAATATTATTGATTAAACTTATATCATAGAGATATTTTTCAACTATCATTTGGTCTCCTATTATTTTTTCTTCTATATCTTCGCAAATTTTGTCATTTATTATATTGATTTCGTCTTCCAGTTTTAAATTGCTTTGGACACATAATTGTATAAAATTTATCATACTCCGCATATCAGATTTATAAAGTTTTTGCACTTTTTCTAATGTTTCTAATGATAAATTTAACTCTTCCTTTTCCGATATATATTTTAACTTGCCAATTATCTTTTCTTTCGGCAAATCATTGAATCTAATTTTTATAAACTCATTTTGAAGGCCACTATCAATTTTACTTATATAATTGCATATGAGACAAAAACGTATATTATCATTATTATTGTTTTCCAATAAATATTTTAATGCTTGTTGTGCATTTTTTGTCATATAATCAACCTCATCTAATATAACAAATTTAGTACCTTTTTTGAATAAAGATTTGGATAATACAAAGTTGTTTATTTGTGTCCGTATTGTATCTATACCTCTTTCATCTGACGCATTTAAATGTATTACTAATGATTTATTTATGCTTCCATTATATTTCTTTTGAAAACTCTCTATAAGATTTATAATTGTTGTCGTTTTTCCTGTTCCTGGTGGTCCATAAAAAAATAAATTTGGAAAGTCATTCATTGTAATCATATTTTCTAATATTGTTCTACTTAAATTATCTAATACAGTATCTTCCAATATTTTAGGTCTATATTTTTCTACAAAAGGAATATTTTCACTATTCATATATTATTAAATACTTTGGTAAAACTACTTAAATCATATTTGACATTTGTTAATAATAAAATAATGTTACAAAAAAAGGATGTCATTGATGATGAAATAATAAACGAGGAAATCATTTATAATGGAAATGAAAATGAAAATGGAAATGATGATGATGATGATGATGATGATATTTTAAATGACATTAATGAAGAAAATAAAATAATTGATAGCAAAATTATTCAAGATATTGCAAATGAATTTGAAGTTACACTCCCATTACAAAAAAAACGCGGTAGAAAATCAAAAAAAGAAGTTGATATGCTTAATAAATTAAAAGAAAACAACGTTCATGATGATGAAATTATTTACGGTCAAGTAAAACCTATTGTAAAATACAAAAAACGCGGTAGAAAACCTAAAGGTGGTAAAATTATACAAAATTTATTAAATGATAATTCTGATTATACAGTTAAAACAAATGTTATTTTACATTTAAAGTGCTTTTTGTCTGATTTGAATATTGATTATTTGAATAATAATACATCTTCTTATGAAGGTATTTCATTAGAAAATAATAATGGTTTAAATTATAATATTATTAAATCGAATGTCAATTCTAATATTAATACTCTAAATAATAATTTATATTGCGAACAATATCAACAAAATGATGAAATTAGTGAAAATATTAGTGAATATTCTCCTACAAATAATGAACAAAATATAGACAAAAAAAATATTAATAAAGATATTTACACCAAACTAAAGGAATTGGAATATTGTCTAAAAACAAACAATATAAATAATAAAAAATCGGCTTGTTTTTTTTGCACTGGGGATTTTGATAATCCTCCTATTTATATCCCTAAACATTTAATTAATGGGTGTTATCATGTATATGGATGTTTTTGTTCTCCAGAATGCGGAACAGGATTTCTTATGAAAGAACAAATTGACAGTTCTATTAAGTATGAAAGATATTTTTTGATGAATCAGATTTATTCAAAAATTTATAATTATGAAAAAAGTATAAAACCAGCACCTAACCCGTATTATACTTTAGATAAATTTTTTGGTAATCTTACAATTGATGAATATCGTAGTTTAATCAAAACTGATAGACTTTTTATTCTTATTGATAAACCTATTACAAGATCATTACCCGAGCTTCATGAAGATAATGATGATTTTATTATAAATAATAAAATTATTCCTACAAATTATCAATCTAATCTTTCATTAAATAGTTCTCCTGGTTTTGTTTTCTAATTTTCAGATTTTGTTTCTTTATACTCCTTCATGATATTATCCATTTTACGTCTTATTTGTTTATAAATTTCTTGATTAATTGAAACTATTTCTTCCTCTTTTTTTTCTGGAACGCTAAAGTAAGTTTTTATTACTTTCATATAATCATAATTATTCTCTTGTAATTGTGATTTTATTTCGTCTTCGTCAAGTGTTGTTTGACGCTTTACTTTTTGGATCAATTCGTTTAAATTACTTTCTTCCATATTTAAAATTATAAAATATTTTTTATAAAGTATATTAAACACATTTTAATTAATATAATTATTACATTAAGTTGAATATGGAAAAAAACACAAATGCTCTTGATTCAAAACCTCTCATTATCGAAGTGGAAAAGGTTATTAAGAAAGGTATTAATGACTTGGTAGGAGGATTTTCAGAAAGATACAATATGTTAGAAGACACACATAACAAAATTATGAATTTGCCTAGCGTCCAATATCACTTAAATTGTAATACAAGTGCAAGTATTCGGCTTGATAACAGTTCTACTAATATGAATGATGTGACAACTCATCTTTCCAATTTGATTGAATCCAAGTTTATACAGGATAATCTAAATTTACAAAGAAAAATTGATAGTTTTGATATTATAATGAAGGAGTATAATAATAAATATGAAACATTAACTAATTTGGTTGTTGGATTATCTGAAAATTCTAATAAATTAACCAAATTGGTTGAAGATTTATCTGAAAATTATAATCAACAAAGTGAAACATTGAATTCAAGTATTATTAGTGAAAATACTATTACTGACAACGTAGATAATAATGTCAATGATGAAAGTGAAGATAATGATGATTTAAGCAGTGATGATGAAAGTCTAAAATCAAAACCTGAAAACATTAAAATTGCTATTGATGAAGAAAGCGAATGTGAAAAGGAAGAGGAAGAAAGTGTAAAGGAAGATGACGAAGACGAAGAAGAACAAGAAAGCGTAAAGGAAGATGAAGACGAAGAAGAACAAGAAAGCGTAAAGGAAGATGAAGAAGAAGAAGACGAAGAAAGCGTAAAGGAAGATGAAGAAGAAGAAGACGAAGAAAGCGTAAAGGAAGATGAAGTAAAGGAAGACGAAGTAAAGGAAGATGAAGTAAATGACGAAGATGAAGTAAATGACGAAGATGAAGATGAAGATGAAGAAGATGAAGAAGATGAAGAAGATGAAGAAGATGAGGAAGATGAAGAAGATGAAGAAGTATTTAGCATTACTATAAATAACAAATCTTATTTCACAAATGACGAAAAAAATGGAGAAATTTACGAAGATATTGATGATGATATTGGTGACAAGGTTGGAAATTTTAAGAAGGGAAACGCAGTATTTTTTTAGAAGACAAACATAAATTATTATAAAATAATTTAAGGATTAGTCACTTATTAATATTATACAAATATGATACACTATTTAAATAATATATTGACTTTTATATTGTTGTTGGATTTTTTACAAAGACGACTTCCTAAACAAGCAAGTAAAATAAACAATTTAGGTTCTAATATTTATATTCTTATTTATAGTTACATTGAAGTTCAAATGAAAAAGATTGGTATTGATATTTTTTATGAACCGCAAATTGAAAAAGTTTCTATTATTAATCAATTTGGTAATGAAGACGAAAATGATATTGCAAAATATAATAAAGAAATATGGGAACTTGTTAACAAACATAGAACATTGGAAAAAGAAAAGTATTCTTAGTTTATTGGTGAAATTAAATAATAAATTTATTAAAACTATTTAGAAAAAAATGATTATAATTATATAAATGGTAATACCTGATAATTCATCAACAGAAACTATGAATATCACATCAGAAAACCAGCAACCCCAACATAATAACAGTCATTTATTAAATAATGAATGGGTTTTATGGGGTCATTTACCTCATAATGCTGATTGGAGTATTACAAGTTATATTAAAATAGCAACATTTAAATATTTAGAAGAAGCTATTTCTATTACAGAAAGATTGCCACCTACTTTAGTTGAAAACTGTATGTTGTTTTTGATGAAGAAAGGTATAAACCCAACCTGGGAAGATCCTAGAAATCGAGGGGGTGGGGTATTTTCATATAAAGTTATGAGCAAATTGGTGAATACTTGTTGGAAAGATTTAACATATGTCATAGTAGGTGACACCGTAAGCAAGGATAATGTATTTGTTGAAAATGTTACAGGAATTACCATTTCACCCAAAAAGAACTTTTGTATTATAAAAATATGGATGTCTGATTGTTCTAAGCAAAACTCCGCACTTGTTACTTCAGAATTAAAGGGATTAAACAATTATGGATGTTTGTTTAAAAAGCACACTCCTGAATATTAAAATAAAACATTTTGTGTTAAACATTTTGTGTTAAAAATATTAAAAATAAAATATTAAAAATAAAAAATAAAATATTAAATATTAAATATAAATTTTCTTAATAAATATATATTTAATGAACTCTACGAACTCAAATACTTTTTCCATTTGTCTTAATATGATTGTCAAAAATGAAGAAAAAAATATTCAAAAATGTTTATCAAATCTTATAAATTATTTTGATTTTGACTTTATAACTATTTGTGATACAGGTTCAACAGACGAAACTATTAATTTAATTAATGATTTTTTTACAGAAAAATCTATTTCAGGTGAAATTTTTCATCATAAATGGAAGGATTTTGCTCATAATAGAACTATAGCCTTGGAACAGGTTTATAATAAAACTGATTATGTTCTAGTTTTTGATGCGGATGATTTAATTGAAGGTGAGTTGGAATTACCTGAAGTTATGGTTTGTGATAAATATAATTTTAAATTTGGTAATGATTTTTTTTATTATCGTCCTTGTTTAATGAATAATAGACTGAAATGGGAATATGTTGGTATTTTACACGAATATTTATCATTAAAAAAAGAAGAAAAAAAAGAAATCATTACAGGCAATATTGAAGGCAATTATTATATCAATTATGGCACTCATGGATGTCGTAGTCAAGACCCAAATAAATATCTTAATGATGCTATATTGCTTGAAAATGCTTGTAATGATCTTTCATTAAATGATTCACTTAAAAACCGTTACACCTTTTATTGTGCCAATAGTTACTATGACGCAGGTAATTATGAACGAGCTTTAATTCATTATAAAAAGGTCATTGACTCTAATAATTGGAACCAAGAAAAATTTTATAGTTGTATGCGAATCGGTAATATTTATATGAACCAAAATAATTATAACTACGCAGTAGAGTTTTGGACTAAATCTTTTATTTATGATTGTGAAAGAATTGAAACTATTGTTTTACTTATGAAACATTTTTATAATAAAAATAATCACTTTATGGTAAATACATTTTTTCATACATTTTTACATATTATGTCAATAACTAATGAACTTGAAAATGTTGATATGAAAAATAAACTTTTTTGTAATTATTCAGAATTGTTTATGATACACTACTATAACTCTATTTCGGCATTTTATGCAAAAGATTTTAAAAATGGCTACAACTCGTGCTTACATTTAATAAATAATGATAAATTTACATCATTATCCATCGATAATTTGCAATTTTACATTAATAATATTGATTGATTGATTGATTGATTGGATTTTAAATTCAAATTGTATTTTAAATTTTTATACTCTTGTATTTTGTTTATTTGTTTATTTGTTTATCTAATAACGCTGTTATTGATCCATCATCATGTTTTATTGTTGTGAATTTATATACTCTCGTATCATTTGTAGATGTATTTATTTCATTGTTCGTATTTTGTAATATATTTACTGTTGTACCATTTACATAATTAAACGTAGCCCAATTGGCATCTATATTTGATGTATGTGTTACTATTAATTCGTTTATTGGATTTGATACACTGTTAATTACAACTGTTTCTATATAATCATCTAACAAATTATTTAAATCTTGTTGAGTTATACTAGTAGATATTTTTACATAATAATTACTCTTGTTTTGAATATAAACGTCAGTTAATCTTTCAAACATATTTATGGATAAATCATATTTTATATATATTTCATAATTTTTACTAAATACAGCGGTTGGACTATATGCGTCAACATTGTTATAACATATATCATATCCTATATCTTGTAATAATCCTAGACTTACTATACTTATTGGATTTATACTTTCAAAATAAATCCATTTCGTCATTAATTCTGTTTGCAATCCTGGATGTGTATATCCATTTAATGTCAAAGTATTTGAAGACGACCCTTTTGCTCCTTCTTCTAAAAATATGCTGCTGTCTTCATAATCTTCTATTGGTATTCCAAATAGTTCTCCATTAAACGCAGTTAGTGGAGAAAATATTTCTTTATATTTATTAACACCATTTACACCTGAATAGTATGATTTATTACAAACATCATAACTTATAGGAGAAGTTGGCAAATACCAATAATGTCCGATTCCTAATGCGTTTCCAATTGATCGCTGAATATATTGTTCTATACTTAAAATATTATTTGGGTTTGAAAATTTATTGTCTGTTAAATAACCTTCCCTTAATATTATTTCACTTTCGACTGGAAATATATTCCCAAAAGTTGTTCCATAACTTGTTAATATTGCAGATAATACATCTCCTTGAGACTCATCAAATGCTTGAATTTTAAAAGATATTTTATGTGTATAGTTATTGTATTCATTATTGCTTCCAAACCTAGAAACATCTGGTTTATTTATCATAGCCAACCATCGCTCCAATGACCTATTTATTATTTCAATCAATGCTTCTTTGTGTTTATGTTCTATTATTGTAAAACTTATAAACCCTACTTCAAACCTAAAAGTATACACATTTGAGTTTATGCTTCCATATCCTTTACTTCTATCTGGCATACCATTTGAAAATATTACTTCCCCTTGTCCATTATAAAATTCATAATTTCCACTGTTTTTATATCCTATTTTTGTATTACATGAACCATCCACTACACTTTCATATGTCTTTTCATTTATTCCAAATATAGCACTTTTATTATGCGTTATATCCTCTTCAAAAACATTTACTATTTGTTTATTAATTCGTTCTTTTTTATAATACGGTTTATAATGAGCAATTAAGGTTCCATTATTAGGACCTCTCATTTCATTACTATATGTGTATGTAGTTACTGTATCTACATTTATTTTGGCTACAATATAGTGATTGTTGTAATTTCCTAATATTTGTGCATCTTGATAATATAATTCAGTCTTATATATCTTTATATTTCCCGTCCAATTTATATTATCAATAGTTGTAATATTTGAAAACGAAATATCTGTAGTTGGTATTGATTTTAAATTTCTATCCTTTATTGTTAAATAATCATATATACTATTATCACTTATGGAATTTGAAAATATTATAGTTAGATCGGCTAAAATTGGTAGTGAAGAACCAGATATATCAAAAGGATTCACTGTTATTGATTCAATTTTTGTCTCTGACATCTATATTTTATTTATACATTTTATATATTTTTTTAATTATTCTTGTAATAAATATATCGTCGCATCTATCATTATTTTTGGCGGGTCTATTGTTAAATCATAACTTTGTAATACTAGACATTCATCCTCATAATTTTCATTTTTATTTGCTTCAACCGCAAAGTAATCTATTTTTAAACATGCTTTGGTTATATATAATCCAAAATAATCTAATGAATTTATTTTAATTCTGTTTGTTACTCCATTTAATTCATTTATTATATCACTTACGTCATATGATATCTCAAAACTACCTTGCGAATTGGGTGGTAAATCTGTTATCTTTTTACAATGATAATTATCTCCTGTAACACTATTCCCATAATTTGCCACATATAATGAATAGATGTTGTCATCACCAGAATTATTTTGATAGTTTCCACTAATTGCTAATACCTCACAACTTAATCCCAAATGATTTCCTGGAAACATTGTCGCATATGTTGAACCTATTTTTGGCGTCGGTATTCCATTAAAGGTTTTCCCATACATATTAAAAAATAATCCCATACTTTGAGGCAATATTGGCCATCCTACATGTGTATCAGATGATATACAACAATCCGTCTCGCAATTCCCTAAATTTAAAATAATTGGACTTGGTATGGTATGAATTTTATTGTTTTCAGAATTAATATCAAATGTATTGCCTAGATCGGTGAAAAAACACGCCGTTGTGCAATTGTAATTTGACCTCCCACGTGGTCCTTCATCTCCTGTTGGTCCTATTACACCCGGATTCCCTGTAGGACCCGTTGGTCCTATTACACCCGGAACCCCTGTAGCACCCGTTGGTCCTATTACACCCGGATTCCCTGTAGGACCCGTTGGTCCTATTACACCCGGAACCCCTGTAGCACCCTTTGGTCCTTGATTGTCTTCAATTGTTGCTATTGTGTTATTTCCTATTTTGGTCCCAGTAGGCAATATAATTTCATCGCCATTTGATGAAATTAGAGCACCACCAATATGTATTGTTGATGATGATACATACAAATCTTTAATTGGATTATCTGAAGAACCAATACTTATATCTTCTCCACTTTTTGGTATTAAATTAGACGCTAAAATGATGTTATTATTTTGACCTCCTGATAATTCCCCTTTTAAATATAAATTATTTATTTGATTGTTTGATGTACCTAAATTAATATTTGTATTACTTGCTGGAATAATATCACTGCTAATTGAACTTAAATTTATATCTGGGTTGCCGCCATTATTGTTATTGTTATTGTCACTATTAGCATAAGTATTTGGACACTCGCAATCTTCATTTTGACAAGTTATAGTTATTCCACCACAAGATTCACATAGTGATTCATTTATAGGAACACCATTTAAATTAGTGACATTTAAATTAGTGACTTTTATATTTTCACTATTGATTGAATTAGCATTGATATTACTCATTTATATAAAATGAATACATATTTTATATTAATGATTTATAATCTTTTTATTTATATAAAGGTCTTTGACCGGTTTCACAAATAAATGGTTCCGGCATAAATGTTTGTCCTTTATCAAAAATATGCACTTGCGAAAGAGTATTCATTTCTGGATTAAATGTGGGTGCTGGATTTACTAAATTGGTTGAATTAATACCAAATAAAAAGGATTCTGTATTTATTGGATTTCCAGATAATTGCTCTCTCGGAAGTTTTCCATGAATTAATCCATTTCCAGATAAATTTGTTTGATAAGAATCACCATACAACCGAGTATAGGTGTCTTTTGTTTGATAACAACGTTGTTCTAAATTATAATTAATAGCAGTATTTTTGTTGCGAGTTGATGCCATTATATAAACTATATACTATATAATATTATTTTATTAATTACATTTTATATTGTTAAATGAATTAATTGTTTTTTGCTTTTCTTTTTATACATCCAAATAAATAAAATTAAAATTCCTTTTCCAAAGTATCCAAAGTATTTTCATCAATAGAATTTGTTTGAATTAATTCACATACACATTTGTGAGCACTATCTAGATATTCATAAGAATATAAAATAGTAAGTCCAAATTTTTCATCTGTTGACATAAATAACTGTGAAGCTTCACTTAATATTTTTTTGAATTTTAAAATTGACGTATTTTGATTTTTTTCTATAAAATTATCATATATTTTATCAATTGTTGATGAAATTGTTTTTTCCTTATAACTATCTATTTGAAAAATATTTAATAAATCTAATCTATATAATTCACTCTCTATATCAATGTCAATGTCAATGTCATTATTTTTGATTTTCATTAAATTTTTATAAATATTTATTTCATTAATATTTTTGTATTTACAAACATAATTCGTATTATATATATTTTCCAATGATGGATAATGAGTTTTCATTCAATAATATAAATTATATTTATTGCTTTATATTATTGTTTTTAAATTACTTATTTTATATTATTGTTTTGACTTTTATTAGATTAATTAGATTAATTAGATTAATTAGATTGGTTAAAGTATTCAGTATCTCGTGTTAATTCACGAGATGGAACACCTCCACGAATCCATCCATCATCCGCAATACCTTCAATCATACGAGAGGGATTGCTTACTTGTTCTTGAACGGTCTTTAATAAAGGTGTTTGTTGATAATTTAAATAACTTGTTTCACCAAATTGGTTTTGGGTCTTTCTATTAGAAAAACTATCTCCTTGTAAAATTTGAAATTCAATATCAGGATTGACTGTCCCACGTCCTAAATAAGGAATAGTCGCAAAGGGGCGATGAAATAAATCTATTTTGTGTTTAGGGTTGTCTTGAATAGAACCGATTGTTAATTTAGAATTTACGTCCACATTGCATCCACCAGCACCTAAATTATGACCTCCTTTGTATAAAATACCTGGTTGTGTGGTTGCCAAATCAATTGGGGTTTTCATAGAACAATCATTGGAGAAAAAATTTTGTAATCTATAGTTGCAATTATTTGTATTTTGGATAGATTGTTGATCTAAATAACAAGTATCTGTATTAATTCGTGTCATATTATCAAACTTATATGATGAAAACATTTATATACTATATATATACAATATTATATAAATTATTTAATAAACCTATATTTCTTTTTTTTATTCTTTTTTTTATGCATTTTTAATTAATACGGATACTTGTAATTTCGTCTAAATGACAATTATTTATACAATAATTAATTAATTCAATTTTTAATACAATGTATATCTTGAATTATTTTTAGTTCTCATTAATGCACCATTTACATTTGATTCTTTTGATGAAGTCATATTTCCATACAAAAAATCAGCATAAGAACCTTGGTCATTAACTACACGAGTATTTGCGGTTGAATAAAATGTATGATTCGACCGGTCAGATTGAAATTCATCCCATAAATTTCCTTGTTTGTCTTTTATATGAGGATTATTTTCTAATACCATTTGCTCTATATTCTGCTTAATATCTTCTCCAACCTCTTTTATAAATGATGGTGGTGCTGGTTTCTTATTAGGATTATCATTTATATCCGTCAATAAAACATTACCAAAAGGATTTTGATTTGTTCCTTTTTCGAAATCAGATTTTAAAGCAACTTTTTTTGATTCTGGATGAACATACGTGTTATTCATAAATGGTTCTACATCACTTTTTTTTGTCTTTGATGGTTCTTCTTTTGTCTTTGATAGAAATAAAATTACTAATAATGCTATTAATGCAACAACAACGATATAATAAGAATTGGTTACAATTAATCCAATTATTGCCAAAATAATTATCATTCTTGTTATAGCATTTATTTTTTGAGTGTATGATAAATTTTCAAAAGGCCATAATTCTAAAATATAATCTTTATGAAATAATATTGTCGGTTCATTTATCCAAAGTTGCATACCCATTATATAATTTATATATATAAAACAATTATTTTTTTACATTCTTTTTCTTTCCTTTTGATTTTTTTGACATTTTTGGTTTATTTGAATCACTTACTAGTACATTACTTTCAAACATATTCGTCAACTCTTCGTCACTTATTTTATTTTGTAAATATAATTGTTCTTGTTCTTGTTCTTGTTTTTCTTTTTGTTGTGTCATTTGAGCCAAAGTATTCATTTGTTTCGCCTTCTCATTTGCTTCTGCTTTAGCTCTAATTCGTTCTTTCGTTTTTGCCAATTTCAATTTTCTCTTCAACTGTTGCTCTGTTCCTTTTGTATCTACTTTTCCACCCCCAAACATATCCATCCCCATTTTACTAAATAAAGATTGCATATTTTCCATTCCAGGCATATTCTTCATTTGTTGCATCATTTCTGTTGCTTCACTTAATAATTCACTCTCTTTTAAATCTCCTGATTTAATTTTCCCTTCCAATTTGTTTGTTACCTTGTTTACTATTCCCATCAATTTTGATGGATCCTTAATCATATTTGAAAATAAATCATTCACACTTCCTGTGTTTTCCGTATCTATATTCAAATCTCCTGTAATTTCTTCAGCGATTTCTGTTGCCAAATTACCTAATTTGCCTTTCAATAAACCACTAATATGTTCATGCATATCTTCTGGATTCGGCACATCGAATGATTCTCCACTCGCATCCTTTGTGTCTTCAAACATGTTCTTTATTCCTTCAAAGGTTTCATCCAATTTGTCTTTAAATTCGCCATCATTTATCGCCTCAAATAACTTTAATGATTCACCAAATTGTCCTTCATCATCTACCTTTCCAACTGCTGAAAATAAAATTAACTGTAAATATTTCCATATTGTTTCCTTCGTCTTATCACTAATATCACACGTCCATAAATTTTTGAAATATATATTTGGCAAAAATTCAGTGTCTTCAGTTGAATCTTCTTCAAATATTGAGGTGTTTTGGTATAAAATATCAAAAAATCTTGGAGCATATTTGGATTTACAAAAATTAAATGTTTTGTCATAAATTTCGTCACTTATTGTAGCATTGTTGTTTTGCAATCTAACTTCCCCATAGAAATATTTGTTTATTATCATCGCATACTCCGGAAACGTCATTTTGATATCATTTATAAAATCATTGATAACCTTTTTGAATTCATCCGGACAACTCGTTTCTGACATTATATTATAAGTATTCGTTTTTTTCTTATATTCATTTTTACATAAATTGTTTTTTCAATTTATGTTCTTTTCAATTGGTATTTCTTGTACCACTTTTCTTATAATCTTCTTATTTAACTCTTCATAATTAACTTTCCCACCCCAAAAATTTTGATGAATTATTTCACCATACTCTTTATGCTCTTTGGAATTATAATTACTCATACATTGTGGATATGTTTTTTGATACACATCCTGTAATGCCCGCGTATTTGCTCTTTGCACTTCTCTTATTAAACCATTCGTTTTTGTTTTCTTTGTATCTTCCTTTTCCCAATTGTTATATGTTCTTACATATATATTTTCTCGTTTGATATCAGTACAATGCATTGGTCGCATTTCTATTGCAATTTCATTTAATTTCTCTATTATTATAGATGATATTCCTTCTACATATCCTTTATTACCTAAATACTTTAAATCTTTCACATCAATTACAATTGATTCAACAAAATCCTCGATATTCATCGCATTTTTACACGTTTCATTTAAAAAAACTTGCAAATTAAATGTATTATTATTATTTGTTAAATTATTTATTATATTGTGTGACCCTTGAATAGAATTGGTATAATTATTCATTCTTTTTAACTCTTCATTAATATCTTTTTGGTCTTCGTATAGTTTAAATATAAGTTCTTTAATCTCTTCATCTTTCCCTTTAATCTCTTCATCTTTCCCTTTAATTTCATCAACCAGCATTTTTATTGTCTCTTTTTTACTATCAAATTCTATTTTATGTTCTTCTTTATCCATTTTTGATTTGTGTTTTTGTGTTTCTAAATGCTTTTGAAAGTTTTGATACAATGATGTTGAATAATAACATAATTCACACGTATATTTCCCTGATTCATAAATTATCTTTTTATGTTTTTTTGTTGTGGTGTGAATTCTAAAATTTTCTTTTAAATTTGTTTTAAAATTACACAACTCGCACAAATATTCTTTTCTCATATTTGATTTATTATTATAATTAGTCATTTTCTTTATATATATTTTTGTTAAAACAATTATTAGAAATGTCCTATATTTTTATAGTTTTAGTTTATGGTATTGTAATATATTTTTTAACTTACATTTTATTATTGTATATGTATTAACAATATAATCATTTCAATTGTTATTAGATTTAATCATATTTTTTTATACTTTTAAAAACCAATGTAATTATAGTATTTTTTTAAATAAATTAACACCATAAATCATAATAAATATATAATATAAATATGGTTATTGTTTTTTTATACAAAAAAGTATAAGATTCTAAAAAATGTCCAAAAATAGCCCAAAATTGGACCCTATTTTGAAAAAAATATATCGTCTCAGTTTTTTAACTATGATAAATATTTGAGACTGATATGCTCTTATTGTATTTTTTTACACGTTTTTACAAAGATTTTTAAGAAATTCACAAAATTGGACATTTTAAAAATGTCCAAAAATAGGAAATCAAAAATACTCTTGAGTTAATTTTTATTGTTTGTTTAACTTGCAATTTTATCTAGCATATTTATTTACGAAATGGAACAAAAATAAGGTGTCAATATTATCAATTTTAAAAATTAAGTTGTTTTTACATTATATCATCTAGTTCTTCTATTTCATATCCCATATCTAACAACATTACGATTCGTTTTGGATGCATATATGCTTTCACTAGTTCTTCTAATATATTTTCCTGTATGAACTTCTGATGCGATACTCTTTTTTCGAATTCTTCTTTTGCTTTTGTAAATTTATTTTGTGATAATACTCCCCAATCCCAAGGTTTATCAGGATTTGCTTCCACTATTTCCCAAGTAATATTTGGATTTTGACTTAAGCATTCAAAATTCCAAGGTTTATCCGGGTTTGCTTCCACTATTTCCCACTTTATTGATGGATTCATACTTAAACCATCCCAATTCCAAGGTTTATCCGGGTTTGCTTCCACTATTTCCCACCTTATTAAAGGATTCATACTTAAATAATTCCAATCCCACGGCTTATCCTGATTTGCTTCCACTATATCTATAGTTATTGAAGTATTTCTACTTAAATAATCCCAATTCCAAGGTTTATTAGGGTTTGCTTCAACTATTTCCCATTTTATTGAAGGATTTATACTTAAGCCATACCAATCCCACGGGTTATCCTGATTTGCTTCAACTATATCCCACGTTATATTTGGATTCAAACTTAAGCTATACCAAAACCTATTCTTTAAATATTGATTATTTGAATATATATTTTTTAACTTATCAATGCTTTGCATATATTTTTTAAATATATATTGATTCCAATTTGTTTCCATATTTGATACAATTATGAATTAATAAAGATATTAAAGTAAATATTCATTCATTTTTATTTTCACCTTTGAATATTTAAAATGGGACAAAATATAATAAAAAAAAATATATTTTTTATTATATATAATATAGTATTTCACCTCTTCAAATAATCAAAAGGAAGAGGAAAAAGTTAGACCATTGTAGGTGAGATTCCTACTATTGATTTACATTTTTTTGATTTTTATTTTGGGATTTTGTCCCATTTTAAATCTTCAAAGGTGTATATACTTATTATTTTAACCTTATTATTTTAGATAATTAATGTCTCTGAAATTTTAGACAAATCTTGTATGAACAACATAACCATTTCTTGTTGAGACTGGTTCATCTTTCTTATTGGTTCCCGCAACCGATTAATAGATTTCATAACACGATCTGAATTATTTACTTTATTTAAATCATCAGAATAATTTTTTTCAATGAAATAATCTATATTGCCTTCCTTTATAGAATCTTTATATTTATCGGTAATGTGTTTTTTCCAAATTTTAATAAACATTTTTGGATTAATTTTTTTTAAAGCATATAGCTTATTTTTGGCTATTGTAATGTCTAAATCATTTGGAAACGTTTTTGATATTAAATTTACAAAATTAAAAAAGATTTCATTGAATATTTTTATAACTTGAGTGCTCATACGTAAATTTGAATTCAAATTTGAATTTGAATTTGAATTTGAATTTGAATTCAAAATTATTGTTTCCATATATTATTATAAATTTGATATATTAATATATATTTTTGTTTTTATATTGATTTTATTGTTTGTTTTTATCTTTTTATCTTTTTATCTTTTTATCTTTTTGGTGCCATTAAATTAAAATCATTTTCTCGTTGTTGCAACAACTGTTCAACTGACAAGTTTTCACAATTGTTCGGTTCATTTTTGTAGTCAACTTCGTCTTCAGGTGTGTATATATTTGAATTATCATTTAATCCAACATAGTTATGCATTTGTCTTAAACCACCTGTTCCATTTTTTGCCTCCATTTGCTTTGAATCTTGGTCTAAAAAACTATAATTATCCGATACTACTGAAGACCCTCCACCTTGAAATCCAAATGCGACCGGTTCCATATTATTCATTGTTGCTTCTCTCATTTCCTGTTGTTTGCTTGGTTTGAAAAAATGTTTTATATGTTCTGCATTATCTATAACCTTAAAACCATCATTTATAAGGAGTAAAGAAGGCACTTTTTGTATATTTTCAGGCATTATTATTTTTTGTCCGTTTTCAAGTATTATGAACGTTTTACCTTTTTCTTGAATTCTTTTATCAATACATATAAAGTGGACTTCTTTGGTAACCGAGGGATTTTTAGAAATATTATTTAAAACATTTTTTGAATAATTACAATAATTACTATAATATAGTATGTAACTCATTGCTTCCTAAATTATATCTATCTTTATCTTTTATTTTTTAAACTAATTTTATATAATTAATGTTTTTGTATTTTTTAAACCAAATAAAATAAAAATGATTAATATTTAAATATTGTCTCTTATAATATAATATTATATAAATAGTCTAAAATGAATCCCGTTATTGCTATTAACCCCAATGAAAACTCTGATTACGATTTGAAATCATTTAATGTCTCCAATCTGAATGTCAGTTTTGCCAACGCTATTAGGCGAACTATTATGTCTGATATACCTCTATTAGTATTCAAAACTTCTCCATATGCTGAATCTAAATGTACTATTTTTACAAACACAACTCGTCTAAATAATGAAATCCTAAAACAGCGACTCAGTTGTATTCCTATTCATATGTCTTCTACTACTATCAATTTTGACAACTATGAAGAGTTTTATTTAGAAGTTAATGTAGAAAATACAAGTGATACTAAAATTATTATTACTAGTGCTGACTTTAATATCCGGAAAAAAGAAGATAATTCTCTAATGTCCAAAGACCTAGTGAATGAAATATTCCCACCTAGCACTATTACTGGAGATTTTATTGATTTTGCCCGTTTGCGTCCTAGAGTTGGTGAAAATATTTCTGGCGACCATTTGCATCTTGTTTGTGATTTTATTATTGGTAGTGCTCGTGACGACGGTATGTTTAATGTTGTATCCAATTGCGCTTACGGTTTTGATATTGATGAAGAAAAACAAGCCAAGATGTTAGACATCAAAATGCAAGAATGGGCTGATGAAGGTAAAAGTCAAAATGAAATTGAATATGAAGGCAAAAATTGGATGCTTCTTGACGGCAAACGTGTTACAAAACCAAATTCATTTAACTTCACTATTCAAACAGTTGGGAGTTATACAAACACACAAGTTATTAAAGCCGCTTGTGATGTTTTAAATATGAATTTGGATAAATTGAATCAAGAATTTGTGAATCAATCGGTTGAAATTGTTCCTAGCACTACTACTATGGCTAATTGTTACGATATTATTTTGACTAATCAGGATTACACATTGGGAAAAATTATTGAATACGCATTCCTTACTAAATATTATGAATCTAAAATTGCTACATTTTGTGGCTTTCAAAAGAAGCATCCTCATGATGATTTTAGTATTATTCGTATTGCTTATGAAGATAATTATGATGTTTCAGTTATTAACGGTCATATCCAAGAATGTATTTCGAACTGCAAATTAGTGTTTGAAAAAATAAAAAATGCTTTTAGAAGTAAAGAAGAATAATTGTATATCTAATTATAAATATTACAACAAAATAAAAATACATAAAAATATAAACATTTTATTATAGTTTTTTATATTTTTTAATAAAAATTTACCATTGTGAGAACAAATATGTGACTCAATAATGCTAAACATATTGCCATTATCCATATTGGAAAGATCGTTTTATTTCTATAACCTATCCCAAAATTTCGTATCGAACCATTAATATTATAAAGAAAATTCGGTTTCATATAATTCACTAAATAAAAAACAATCAAAAATAATACCACAGACAACATAAGAGTTTGGTTTCTGGCAAAATTACGATTAAATTTCATTAACATATCTTATAACTATATTTATAAGATATTTTTTATTTTTTCTCTTATTTAAAAGTATTTGAAAATAATTAATGATGTGTACACGGCATTGATGTATTGACCTTACAATACGGTTACTTCATAAATAGGTGAATATTATTTGATGATTGTGAAAAGTATTCTGTAATCATTTCTATTTTATTAATTTAATAAAAAAAGGGGTTCTCTTATTGAGACACATTATAATCCTTATTGGAAACCTTGTATTTATCTTTTAATTGTCATCGTCATCGTCATCGTCATCGTCATCGTCATCGTCATCGTCACTATACATCTCGAAATTGCGTGGTAATATAACTACATCTCCAAAAATTCCTTGGAAGAATGGACTTTGTTCCAATCCCTTCATTAATCCATTCTCGTCTACAAATAAATCGACATTTTCTAAACCGAATACTTCACCACCAAGCACCTGTAATCGTGCACCACATAACACATCCTTGACATAATCATACGCACCTGGTTCATCTAAACCACTAAATTCCAATGATTGGACATAACCGTTTGTTTTGTATATACCTGATCCCAACATTCTCTTGATTTGATAATTGCTTTATGGTTGTCTTTCTAAAATAAATAATAATAAGTATTTTAATTTTAAATTATTCATTTTTTTTTAACATACTACTAAAATATGAATGAAATCATTTTACTAATTAATAAATAAAATGAGTCATAACTAGATTAGTAATTTAATACACACAGATTACCAAGAACCTATTAAAATTAATATATGATTAATTCACATTTTGTAGCATTTATTCTGGTAAATGCTAAAATTGTATTACATTATATCATCTAGTTCTTCTATTTCGTATCCCATATCTAACAACATTACGATTCGATTCGGATGCATATATGCTTTCACTAGTTCCTCTAATATATTTTCCTGAATAAACTTCTGATGCGATACTCTTTTTTTGAATTCTTCTTTTGCTTTTGTAAATTTATTTCGTGATAATACTCCCCAATTCCAAGGTTTATCTGGACTTGCTTCTACAATTTCAAAAGTGATTGAAGGATTTCGACTTAAGCCATTTAAATTCCAAGGTTTATCCTGATTTGCTTCTACAATTTCCCACGTGATTGAAGGATTTTCACTTAAGCCAAGCCAACCCCAAGGTTTATCCGGGTTTGCTTCCACATTTTCCCAAGTTATATTTGGATTTCGACTTAAGCACCTCCAATCCCAAGGTTTATCCAGGTTTCCTTCAATAAATTGCCATGTGATTGAAGGATTTCTACTCAAGTGACTCCAATCCCAATCCCAAGGTTCATCCGGGTTTGCTTCCACATTTTCCCAAGTTATATTTGGATTTCTACTCAAGTGACCAACATTCCAAGGAATATTTGGGTTTGATTCCATTATTTCCCACGTGATTGAAGGATTCATACTTAACCAACTCCAATTCCAAGGTTTATCCAGGTTTGCTTTAACTATTTCCCACGTGATTGAAGGATTCATACCTAAGTATTCCCAACTCCAAGGTTTATCCGGGTTTGCTTCCACTATTTCCCACGTGATTGAAGGATTTGCACTTAAGCACATCCAATCCCAAGGTTTATCCGGGTTTGCTTCCACTATTTTACATGTTACATTCGTATTTACACTTAAACTAGACCAATCCCAAGGTTTATCCATATTTCTTAAAATAAAGTTAAAGAAATATTGATTCCAATCATTTTCCATTGTTGATTTGTATTTAAACTTTTATATATTTTATTAATATTTAATCATTTTTTTTATTTATCAAGTATTAAACTTAAGTTGTTTTTACATTATATCATCTAGTTCTTCTATTTCGTATCCCATATCTAACAACATTACGATTCGCTTCGGATGCATATATGCTTTCACTAGTTCCTCTAATATATTTTCCTGAATAAACTTCTGGTGCGATACTCTTTTTTCAAATTCTTCTTTTTCTTTTGTATATTTATTTCGTGATAATACTCTCCAATCCCAAGGTTTATCTGGAGTTGCTTCTACAATTTCAAAAGTGATTGAAGGATTTCGACTTAAGTTATACCAACTCCAAGGTTTATCTGGATTTGCTTCCACAATTTCCCACGTGATTGAAGGATTATTACTTAAGTAATACCAATGCCAAGGTTTATCCGGGTTTGCTTCCACAATTTCCCACGTGATTGAAGGATTTCGACTTAATCCACTCCAACTCCAAGGTTTATCCGGGTTTGCTTCAACAATTGCCCACGTAATTGAAGGATTTCGACTTAAGTCATCCCAATCCCAAGGTTTATCCATATTTGCTTCAATAATTTCCCAAGTAATATTTGGATTACTACTCATAAAATCCCAATTCCAATGTTTATCTGGGTTTGCTTCCACAATTTCCCACGTGATTGAAGTATTCATACTTAAGTAATTCCATTTCCAAGGTTTATCCAAATTTGCTTTAACTATTTCCCACGTGATTGAAGGATTATTACTTAAGCTATTCCAATTCCAAGGTTTATCTGAATTTGCTTCTAGTATTTCCCATGTGATTGAAGGATTTTGACTAAAGCCATTCCAATTCCAAGGTTTATCCGGGTTTGCTTCTACATTTTCCCACGTTATTGAAGGATTTTCACTTAACCAATACCAATTCCAAGGTTTATCCGGGTTTTCTTCTACAATTTCCCACGTGATTGAAGGATTCATACTTAATACACCCCAATCCAAAGGTTTATCAATATTTCTTAAAATAAAGTTAAAGAAATATTTATTCCAATTATTCAACATTGTTAATTTATTTACTTTAATATGTTTATTACTTCATTTCATAAAGATTTCATTTTTATTTTTATTGTTCGGATTTAAAACAAAAAATACATATTTTATTTATTACATAAAATCTTTCTTGGGTTATTTTTACATTATATCATCTAGTTCTTCTATTTCGTATCCCATATCTAACAACATTACGATTCGCTTCGGATGCATATATGCTTTCACTAGTTCCTCTAATATATTTTCCTGAATAAACTTCTGATGCGATACTCTTTTTTCAAATTCTTCTTTTTCTTTTGTATATTTATTTCGTGATAATACTTCCCAATCCCAAGGTTTATCTGGGTTTGATTCCACAATTTCAAAAGTGATTGAAGGATTTCGACTTAAGCTATTCCAATTCCAAGGTTTATCTGAATTTGCTTCTACAATTTCAAAAGTGATTGAAGGATTATTACTTAAGTAATACCAATTCCAAGGTTTATCCGGGTTTGCTTCAACAATTGCCCATGTAATTGAAGGATTTCGACTTAATCCACTCCAATCCCAAGGTTTATCCGGGTTTGCTTCAATAATTTCCCAAGTAATATTTGGATTACTACTCATATAATCCCAATTCCAATGTTTATCTGGGTTTGCTTCAACAATTGCCCACGTGATTGAAGGATTTCGACTTAAGTCATACCAATCCCAAGATTTATCCGGGTTTGCTTCCACAAATTCCCACGTGATTGAAGTATTCATACTTAAGTAATTCCAATCCCAACGTTTATCCAAATTTGCTTCCACTATTTTCCACGTGATTGAAGGATTTTGACTTAAGCCATTCCAACTCCAAGGTTTATCCGGGTTTGCTTCAACAAATTCCCACGTGATTGAAGGATTTCGACTTAAGTAAAACCAACTCCAAGGTTTATCCGGGTTTGCTTCCACAATTTCGCACGTGATTGAAGCATTTCCACTTAACCAATACCAATTCCAAGGTTTATCCGGGTTTTCTTCAACAATTTCCCACGTAATTGAAGGATTCATACTTAATACACCCCAATTCCAAGGTTTATCCATATTTCTTAAAATAAAATTAAAGAAATATTGATTCCAATTCTTTTCCATTTTTGGATTATTTAAACTTATAATAAATGTTTTCATTTTTTTAATTTAAATTACTCCATAAACGTATTGCATAAGAATATTCATCAAATCATCAAACTTTCCAATAAAACACCCTTCAATAGGCAAAATATCTACACTACATACGCCTGGATATTCGGATAATTTATTTAGACAATTCATTACACCACCATATTTTTTATTTAGTATATCAATATCTAAATACCAAAAAAATACTGAATGTCCGGTTGCTTCTCGTATTTCGTTTGAAGAAAGCATACACGAATTTAACGATGATAAGAACATTCCATTTGGAGAACTCAAAAAAAAATGTCGGGTTTGTATTTAAGTAGTAATTGATTTTGAATGTAGCGCAAATTTGACAAACTGAATTATTGATTTTATATTTTCCATTACTTAGTAAAGAAGGTAAGACACTGTTGTCAATTTATCTTACATTTTTTTGAATGTAGTTTTAACCATATAAATACCCATCAATTATCATATTCATCATAATTATCCTCATTCACATTATCGTATAATATGTCTCCATCGTCTCCAATGTTACTCATATCATATTCATCATCTTCTATTTCTTTATCTCGCATAATATTTTCATATTCATCAAATATATCCGAATCATATAACCCACTTGTATCATTATTGACACCATTTTTATTATTTAATTTGTTTTCAATTTCATTCATTTGGTCTCTGAATTCGCGTTCTTCATCATAATTTTCTTTTACATATTGTGTTAAACCTTTATTCAAACCTTTACCCCAAACGCCTAACTTATGCTTCTTCATTAAAGAATCAACATCTTTTTCTTCACCTTCTAATCTTTCTTGTCTATCCGTAATAATATTTTTTTCTTTTTCTTTTAAATTAAATATATAATCTTGTATATCATCATAAGATTTATCTATTATATTTTTATGATTGTTATATATTGTCATATATGTCAAAAGCAACGAGGCAACTTTTTCCTTCAAAATCTTCCTATTTCCTTCTAATATGTCACTGTTTAACTCAATTTCATCTTCGTCTCTCGTTAATAATAGTTCATCTACTCCACGAGTCATGTCATCAATACCTATATCTATGTCATATTCATATTGTTCTTGTATTTGAAAATTTTGAATCAGATTTCCTTCTTTAGATAATTGTTGATATTGATATAAAATATTCATAAACACATATTCTAATATTAAATTACACGTTTCATAATTAAACGCTGAAGTTAAATTATCTATATTCATATAGCAACATAAACTATCTACAACATCCAATATAGGTTTTGAATTATAATACACTTTATCTAATACATTTTGTATTTCACTCATATTATAAAATTGTTTCAAATCTTCATAATAGTTTTGGACTTTTTTGTCTACTGTTAAACGATGATGTTTTGAAAATGTTTTATAATGATGAATAGGAAGTTTGTTTGTTTGTTTGTTTTTAATCATAAGTGGAAATAATCTTATTAAATAATGAATATAACTTTTGTAAAAATTCATCTTTTCGTATGAAGTCGTTTCTAAAGACCATTGATTATAATTATCAAGATTTTTTTTAATTGTTCTCAAACTACTTCTTTGAGAATTATTCTTTAGAAAAGCAAATGTTTCCTTTTTCATACTTTCAATATTTTTATATAAAAACGAATTCAAACTATTGGATGATTGAAACTGGTCTGTATCCATATAATTTACAAAATATTCATCTACTATAACATCATTTAATACCCCTCTCAATTTATCTATAAATTGAATATTATAAAATATATTTGTATCTTCATCGTCAGAAACATTTACGTAATTTTCAACGGAACGGATTAACTGGAATAAAGGCGATACTCTTTCTTGGTCCACATCCACAAATATACTATTCTTTATATGGACTTTTTTCATTAACCTCAAAAAATTTTCCAAATTGAAATCAAAACCATCTTCTTTTAATCTTTGGATTTTGGAAAATAAATTATCAGACCTTGAATAAATATTATTATTGGGTTTTCTGTTACATATTGGTTGTAAGTCAAGTGGTATAGCAATATCATAATTAAATCTACAAAAGTGTATAAAGGCAGAATAAATGGTGGTTTGATTTTGCTTACTACTGACTAACTGATATTTATTTTTTGTATCTATTTTACTCAATAATAAAGATGGTTTGCTATATAAAACAATATCATCCATTATTTGACCTAATTCTTTGACAATTTTGTTATATTTGTGAATATTCTTGTCTTTGTTTTTAAAATATCTATATGTACTATTTAAATTATCATAACAACAAGCATTTTCTAAATACTTTTCTCCTTTTGATGTATACATTAATGCTTCTTCTCCAACTACGACATTATTGATTTTCTTTTGTAATAATAATGAAAAATATATTATCTTACTTTGAATAACCATCATTTTGTTTCTTTGCTCTTTTGAACCAGACCTCAAATTTTTGGTTAATTCAGTCTTAAATATTTCACTCACATTGTCTATTTCTTTTAAAGAATATAAACGTAATGGTGGTAAAAAACTCTCCCAATTTTCTATTTTATGATACTCTGGTAATTCATCTAATATGTCTGTATTTTTTTGAAATAGCGCTTTATTTATAAAATATTGTTTCTTCTGGAAAATTCGTCTTTTTATCAAATTATTTGGCACTAAAAATAATTGAATCTTTTCTCTTATGTTATTAGAAATAGCTTCCTTTTTGAGACGATTTAATGCATTCCATGGAGCAGTAGATGTTTTAATATCATACGCAATACATGATACATATTCTATCATACTATTGTCATCATCATCAAATAAAGGATACCCACCAAAAGACCTTATACATCCAGGATGCGTTTTTCTTGTTTTAGGTGCTGGAATCATCGTTTGAACGACAACTAAATATGCGGATAATGTGATAAACATTAACTTTATATTGAAATATTCTTCAAAAGACTTTTTCTTTTTATTTATTTTTTTGTTTTCTTCGTCATAAAGTGCCTTTGGTTTCACATTTTTTTGTATATATTCATCAACTAGTTTTATAATAGCATTTTTTTCTTTTTCAATATTGATTCCCATTGAAATAGATAACGCATTTATAATATTGACGACCATCAAGTTTTGTAATGACATTGATTTATTTTCCCTTTTGAGTGTTATCATATTCCCTTCGTCTTCTTCAATGACTGCTCTTGTTTCAACTTTTCTATCATTTTCGAATCCCTCTTCTGTGTCCAAATCTATTTCAATTATGCGCCAATTTGTATGTTTTTCTATCCACCAATCACCATCATCACTAATACGACCTGATTCTTGTTTTAAAATATTTATGTAACTAATATAATCATCATAATTATCTAAATACCATTTCGCCATTTCGCCTCTAAAAAACGGTAATAATGGTGTATCCGTTTCTTTACAATATAACCAAAATTCAGATTCTTTTATATTGTCTTCACTTTCATCTTCCGAATTATAGTTATTATATGTTCGTAAAAATTTGTCTTTGAATTTTAATATATATTGAGATTTTTTTGCTATATCTTGTAATGATAATATGATATCTAAAATCTTTTGATACGGTGACATATTCTCATTTATTTTTATATCCTCGTTTTGAACTAAATTATACTTGAAATCATTGTATTTAAATTTAACCATTGTTCGCATTTTTGATAATCTGGGAATATTATCCCAATATTTTTGAATTTTTTCTATCAATTCCTCTTCATGCTCTCTTTTACTTTTATTATATTTTACATCAAATTCATTTATCATATTTTCTAACAATTGCTGTTTCAATTTGGATTTACTTTTTGTAACTTCATTACAAGACATATTTAATTCGCTATTTAATGCATTTTTTGTCTTATTTTCTGATGTAATACATAATTCTTGCACATTACACAAACTTGTAGGATCAAGTAAATCAGATTGTCTTTTATTTAAAACCTCATCCTTTTCCCATATATCTTCTTTAGTTCGTTTGTAATATATATAACGACTGTTTCCTACTCCACCAATGTCTGCTTTTTCTAATATTGCATAATGACCTGGTTTAACTGTTTTATATCCATTCAATAAATCTGTCATCAATTCTGTCGCACTATTATCGTCTATTTTTTGATTTTTCATTAAATCTTTTTTGATATATTCTTTAAGAGCTTCTTCTGACATTTTATTTACTTCTTTTTCATAATCATCCAATAAATTATAATTTGTTGTATCGTATTTTCTATCAAATATTACATCTTTTTTATTATCGGTTTCCAATTTTTCAATATTTGAATAACGTTTTGAAATTAAAATATCTTTACAAATTTCGGTTTCTTTTGTATTTTTTTCTTTTAATTTTTCCTTTTCAGATTGAAAAAATGGTGTAAAATCATTGGGATATGTTAATTGCATATTTTGACCCGCTAAAATAGATGTGTAAAGTCTCAAATTATCCTTCAACATAAGTTTTCTATAAAATTCAGAATTGGTAATTGATTCGTAATTTTCTATTCCATATTTCGCTTCTAATGGTTCATCGATAAAATCTATGTCAATATCTTCGCTAAATTTTAAATCTAATGTTATTAAATTAAATAATGAAAATGATTTTGTTTTATCTACGTTATTTCTTACTCTTCTTTTGAAAAATCCATATTGTTTTCGTTTTTCAATAAATTCTTCATTGTATTTTTGAATTTTTTTCGTTATAAAATATTTAATTGTTTTATATTGGTTATATGTTATATCATCTGAGTAAATTAAAAATGGTTCCAAATATTGTAACACAGATTGAAAAGTTAGTTTATCGTTCATATATTCTTTCATCATGTTGAATATAAATTTAGTTTTGGGTATTAATCTATCCACAAATTGTTTATAAAATTCATTTTCTGATATATTCATTGAATCCATTTCTTGTGGTGTCATATTTAACTGATATTGTGTTAACGCATTTTTAAATATAGTCGGTGGTAATACATATACATCGTTTTCGTTCTTTTTAACTAAGTCTTCTTCATTTTGAAGCAAATTTATATTATATTTTTTTAACAAAATTTTTTCAGTAAATATTTTCCAATATTGGACGAATATCTCATTCAATAATGATTTATTTAAAATATTTGTTGAAGGCAAATTTACTTTTGAAAATTGTATAAATTGTTCTGGTAATGAAATAAATGACTTTATATCCATTACATCATTGGGCGTCATATTGACTACTTTTGATATTATATGTTTACAACTATTTGTATCTGTTGATTTAGATTCGGTATCATGTTGTGTTAATCCTGTAGTATACCTGTCAAAAATAAATTTTTTATTTGATAATTTTTCTTTGTTTATTACATTGGATTCAAATCTATTATTGTTATCTACCATTGCATGCATATCAAAATTAACAGACTTGCTTATTATAATATTATTCGTTTTTTCATTATAGTTATTATTAATAAAGGGCTTATAGTATTCGTGAACAATATTATTGTAATTGTTATACAACGTTTCATCCATTAAAATTCCTTCATTGGAGTTTTGTTTTTTTTCTATAAAATCTGTCAAATCTTCATATAAATTAATCGGTTTTATGAATGTATCTTCCGATATATTATTTTTGTATATTTTTTTCACATTTGTAACAATTGGAACAATCCAATAGAGTTGTCTATCCATTTTTTCAAACCATTCACTTAATGGTTTATATTTTGCTGTTCTCTTTATTTTACCAGTGACTATATTATATTCATCAAATGATGAAAATGTTTCTCGCAATTGTTTATAACGATTAAGTGTGATATTAATATTATTGTGAACTGTATTTGTTCTTGATTCTGTTGGAATAGATGCCAATATGTCATCTTGCAAACTTAATATTTGCTCTTCAATTGGAAAAATTTCAGATTCAATATCACGTTCTCCTAATTCATTTGCATATATCCTATTTCTTGTATTAAAAATTATAATATCATCTGCTTCTTGAATTGAGTCTTTATAAGGGATTTCTATAGGTTCTTCTATATCCATCATATCGTCAGGAATCATGTCGTCATTTTGTTCTATATTTTGTTCTATATTTGAGTCTATATTTTGTTCTATATTTGGTTCTATATTTTGTTCTATATTTTGTTCTATATTTTGTTCTATATTTGAGTCTTGACTTTGGATTGGGTCTTGACTTTGGATTGGGTCTGGATTTTCGTCTAATATAGATTTAGATGGTTCAACATAATTATCAGGTTTTTTTCTTATTTCTATTTTTGTTATTGGTAATTCTTCTGGTATGCCTTTATAATCAAAATTAATAAAAAGTAAATCATTATCCAGTGTTTTAATTTCAATCATATCTTCTTCTAGATTTGTTATTTTGGCTACAATTATTGAAGGAATATCGCCACCAAAATGAATATTTATCCATGCACCTTCCAACAAATTATGTTGTCTTGCGTAACCACTATTTTGATTTCTATATATAATCTTAATTTGTTCTATTGTTCCATTTCCAATCAAACCATTTTCGTCTATTTTTTGTTTAATTCTGTCTAATGTATTTACATTAATCAAATAAAATTTATCTTTGTCAATATAATCTATGTAAAATTGTTGATCGTGTAATATCTCATTTGCGGAACTTAATATATGTATTACATCTCCAAGTTGTATATGAATTTTATTTTTATCCATAATACTTATATAATACTATAAAATAATTTTATATAAAAATAGCAAAATTACATTTAAACAAAAAACATTTAAACAAAAAACATTTAAACAAAATAAAAATTTAATAGAACTTAAAGATTAATTGATAATAATAATTATATTAATATTAAATATGTCTTTCTTTAATTTGTCTAAAAGTGTCCCTGATTTCAATAACATTTTTAATGATGACTTTAATTCTAATCTTTTGTCTGTAAAAAAGATTTCCAATAAAGGAAGTCAATATAAACTTATTAAATACAATAAGGATTTGCTTTCTAGTGATTTTGAATCTTCATATGGATTGTGTCGTTCTATTATTGCAAATGAAGACAATCAAATTGTTTGTTTTTCGCCACCTAAATCTATTGACAGAAACGTATTTGTAAATAAATATCCTGAAATTGACAGTAATTTCATTGTTGAAGAGTTGGTAGAAGGAACTATGATTAATATGTTTTACAACAAAGGTCGTTGGGAGATTTCAACAAAGGGTGTTATTGGTGCGAATACTCGTTTTTTTAAGACGAGTGATAAGACCAATTTTAGAAAGATGTTTTTTGATGCGTTTTTTAAGTGTGGTTTAACTCACGAAATGTTTGTAACAAACTATTGTTTTAGTTTTGTGTTACAACATCCTGATAATCGTATTGTGGTTCCTTTTACTGAACCTTGTTTGAAACTGATTGCTGTTTATAACATTGAAACAAATGAGGAAGGTGATTTTATAGTAAATGTAGTTGATAAATATCATTATTGGTTAAATCATTTGAACTCTTCTTTGTTTATTATGAATGATACATATACCACAAAATCATACGAAAATTTGGATGAAAGATTAGCTTCTTTAAATACCCCATATGATATTTTAGGTTATGTTGTGTATAATACTACCACTGGCGAGCGTATGAAGATGAGAAATCCGATGTATGAAGAAGTAAAGACATTAAGAGGAAACCAAACCAAACTCCAGTTTCAGTATTTGTCTCTTCGTTCTCAAGGCAAAGTGAATAATTATTTGAAGTATTTTCCTGAAAGTAAACGTGATTTTTCAAACTATAGAGATGGTGTTCACAGATTTACTTCTACTCTTTACAATAATTATCGCAATTGTTATGTAAAGAAGGAAAAACCTTTGAAGGAATATGGAAACCAATTTAGAACACATATGTATCATATTCATCAACTTTTTTTAACCAATTTGAAGGAAGAAAATAAATATGTTGATATTAATGTGGTTATTGGGTATGTAAATAAATTGAAACCAGAACATCTTATGTATTCATTGAATTATCATCATAGAACCAAAGTAATTGACGAGCAAGATATTGAAGTTAGTGTATAAATGAAATAAAACAAATTATAAATAATCTATAAATAATCTATAAATAATCTATAAATAATCTATAAATAAATGATGAATCGTTTGAAATATAATATACAAAAATTGAATATATTATATTTATAATTCAAAAACTTATTTTTGAATTCGGATTTCTTTAATTAAATTACGTATAATGATTTGGTTTAATTTATCAATGTCACCTTTGCCTCCAAATGCGTTATATGCAATTTCACCATATTCTTTATGCTCTTTTGATTTATGATCGGTTAAACAATGTGGATATGCTTTTTGATAAATACCTTGAAGAGCAATTGTATTTAATCGGGTTATTTCATTTAATACCCTATTTAATCTTACTTTATGTGAATTTTCTTTTTCCCATCCTTTTAGGTCTCGTATGTAAATGGTTTCGCGTTTTATATCACTACAGTGAATGGGTCGTTTAGTTATGTCGATTTCTTTCAAATTATCAATTAAAAGTGTTGTTAAAGCAGCAACATATCCTTCTTTTCCAAGCCGTTTTAAGTCTGTAATTGTTATTTCAATTGAATCTAAAAAATCGTCTATACTCATAGCATCTTTACAAGTTTCATTTAAAAAGAAATTCAGATTAAAATTATTAGTATTTGATATATTGTTGCTGTTTATGGCTATATTATTATTGATATTGTTGTTATTCGTCTTTACTATTTCCATCATCATTTCGTTTGTCTTTTGTTGTTGTTCGTGAAATTCTTTTTGTTGTTCTTGTAATTGTTCTGTTAATTGCATATTTTGCTCGCACATTTGTTGCATCATTTGAAGCATTGTGATATTTTCTTTGCCATTAAATTTACGGTCAAGTTCTTTCTCAAATTCGTCGTCACTATTGACTTCACTATTGACTTCACTATTGACTTCACTATCAATTTCAGATTCTTCTTCTGAATAATATGATTCGTCTTCTAAATTGTTATCAAATTCGTCTTCTAAATATATATCGTTTTGGGATTCAGGGTTTTTTATACACTTTTTTTTATGACTCCATAATGTAGACCTATGATTAAAACTCTTATCGCAAAATGGACACGCTAAACTATATGAAATTGATTGATTAAATATGTTATTTATTTTATTGTAATGCTTGATAGATAATTCATGTTTTTCATAATTGCATTTTATATTTGTTGTATAATCACATTTTTTGCAAGAATAAAATTTTCGGTAATCATCCATATAATATAAGGTATATTATATAAGGTATATAATATATTTAAGTTATTTTAGTTTAATTAATAATTTATGACTATAAAATAAAAATATATAGTTTTGCGACACACGATAAATGTCCGAAAAGTATAAATTTATGGTCTGGTAATTTATGAAAATAAATAAATAAAACAGCTGGAAATACAATGTAACTTATACTTTTTGCGACATATATATTTTTTTATACAAAAATGTCCAAATTTGGCAATTTTTGAAAAATGGGTCAAAAAACACGAAAAAATGAAATGAGACCATAATGCTCTAAAATTGAAAAAATAGTGAAAAAATTATGGTAAGAAGAAAAAAAACTTTTTTAATGGAAAGTATTTCAGATTTTCCATTTTTGGACATTTTTAAAAATGTCCAAAATTGAACATTTCTGAAAAGTCTTGAAATAAAGTGATTTTTTGTGACTGAAAATATTTCAGGATATATTTATATTTTAAGTAATACATAAAAGATGTAAAAAAAGTAAAAAAGTAAAATGTATATTTTTATGGGTTTAAATTTTATTTTTTTATTAATTTATTGTTATTTTATATTTTATATTATTTTTTCGAATCAGTGTTTGCACACTGCTTTATTTTTGAGTCCACATATTCTTTCACATTTTCTACATGAGTCTTTTTATGATTTAAACATTTTGTATTTTTCATTTTCGTGTAAATAAAAACGACCATTATAATACCAATTTTGATTACCCATAACATTTCACTCAATATATCTTTTTTTATTATATATTTCAAGAATTCATTTTCTGTACCATTGTTATTCATTATTGGTTCCATTAAATTGAAATATTCATTATAATTTGAAATATTGATATTATTCAAGAACAAAATAGATTTATTATTTTTGCAATACTCATTGAATGACTCTTCACCCATTTCTTCTTTTGTTGTTTTTTTCATAAAGTTGCAATTTATATCCTTTACAAGCTGTTTTAATTTTGGATTGGTTACATCTGTTGATTTTTTGAATAACGAAGTAAAAATGGTTTCTCTTGAAGGTTCAACAAATTTATTAAATATTTTATGAACTAACGAATTTGAATATACACTTTTCAACTTGGGTAATTTATATAAAAACCCAAATGAAAAAAGTAAAATGAACAACCAAACACCAACTGTGTAAATATTAACGGTTCTAAAACTAATAAACGAATCTGAATCACATTTATTTCTCATATAGAAGACATTCAACACATATTGAAGTAAAATAACAACAACAATGAATATAAAAAAAGGAATAAATCTGGGGAGAAATGTTTGGTAAGATTCGACCAATGTTTTATTTTTATTGACAGTTATACCCACACGTTCATTTTCTTCTAAATTTTTTTGAAAAGTATCCATATTTTTTTTAATTTTATTCACTGTGTAACCATAGTAAAGAGTATAATATATTATAGTCCAAAAAACATAAACAAAAATATTCACATTTGCAGCACTAAATAGAATCGGAACAATTTCGGAATTCAATACATATTTCGTATATAAACTCTTTGATTGATTAAATTCTTGTAAAGTTGAATTATTTTCCATTTTTTTATAGTATTAATATAATAAGTTATAATAATTTATTACACTTGAAATATATTGACTAAAATTATATAATAATATATATTATGAGTGTTGCACCTAAATTGACTGAACCTGGTATAAAATATTTTTTGAATCAAAGTTTAAAACAATGTCATAAAGTAAGAATCGCACATTACAACAATCTATTTAATTTTGGGTTATTGATTGTTTTTTTTGTAATATTTGGATTTATGCTTTTATACAAATATAAGGGAAAATTAACACCAGAAGAACAAAAACAACGAAATTATGAGAAATATAAATATATTTTAGATAAGGTCCGCAAAACAAAAGAAGATAAACTAAAAATGAGTCAACAATTAATAACAGGATTGCCTAATTGGAATAATGATTTTGAAAATATTTAGTTATAAATTATAATCTATAATGTTATATTATATATTATAATATGGAATTACAAGAGATAAACGAAAGCAACACAAATGAAAGCAACACAAATGAAAGCAACATAAATTCATTATCTGAAATTGATAAAGGTGATGAATTTGATAGTTTATTGATTAGCAATATAAATAAATTTTATAAATTGAAAAATGAATATGAATCAGGAATCCTTCAAAAGAAACAATCATTGATTAATAATAACAATTTATCAAGGAAAGAGCGCAGACAATTATATAATAAGTTTGCTCCTAAATGTATTGCTTGTGGTTGCGAAGGAGGAACAAAGTTTGAATCACATAAAACAATAAATGGGCGGATATTGGAGGCATATTGTAAATGTTCTAATAAATGCAATTTGAAAATAAATTTAAATTTAGGGTCATATAATATAATTAGAAAATCAATAAGTTCTATAAATGACGAGTTAAATCAATTAAAGAAACAAATTATCGTCCATAAAAATGACACACTATTTGGAGTTATTGAAGAAGGTTCTTTTACATTTGAAACATTAGTCAATAATTTAGAACAATTGAATTCTGAATATATCGATTATTTTGAATATAATACAATGTTTAATGACAATACAGTGAGTGAAGAAAATATTAGATTATCGGAAACAGAATTAATTCGTATGATAAATACATTTGATGACGCAATGATGAGCAATGATGTGCTTAAAATATTACACAATATACAAAGCAATGATTTATTTATAGAAAATTCAATAACGTTTACTAATTATTTTGTTTGTGTTTATTTTGTAAGAAATATTAATAATGAAATAAATAAAATGAAAAATATGGATAATTATTATGAATTATCAAGTGAAACAAATCCATTGAATTATAAAAAGAAAAAAGCATTATTAAATATCAAGGAATTATTTAACCGAATTATAAAATACAAATTTGGAAAAATTGAGTTTAAGAAAGATGTAAAGGAAAATAGTATAACCTTTATGAATAATTTTGCAAATAATACAGAAATAAATGAAGCAGAAGACACAAAAATAAATGATTTTGTAATTGATGTTAAAAAAGTAAATGTTAATTTAAATTTACAGAGAGAAAACGAAAGTAATAATATTGAAGAAGATGGAGATGAAGTCGAAAATGAAAATACAATTAGAATTAACATTGATAATGAAGAAGAAGATGAAGAAGAAGAAGATGAAGATGAAGAAGAAGATGAAGAAGAAGATGATGAAGATTACAAAAAAAACCCTATAGAAATTGGAAAAGAAAATGAAATGGAAGAAATGGAAGAATTGAAATAATTTTATAAAATTTCATTTAATTTATCTATTTGCTCGTTTGATAAAGAATCCGGATATTTTATTTTAAATTGTATGATAAGATTTCCGTTAGCTTCTTTACCATTAATTTGACGAGTAAGACCTAAATGTGGAATTACTTTATTATGTCCGTTTTGAATAATAGTTCCTTTTAAATTATTTAATGTATATGATTTACCATTTAGATAGTTAAGCTCAACAGTGAAACCACAAAGAGATTCTTTTAATGAAATTTCTTGGTCTAAAATAAGATTCAAACCTTGTCTTTTATAATCGGTATCATTTTTGATTTTAATTATTACTTTAATATCGCCTTTAATTATTTTGTCATGATGAGAAATGATATTACCTTTATCATTTAATACAATGATTTCATTATCGTCAGCACCTTTTGGGATTTCAATGTAAATTGTTTCCATTTCGTGCGTTTTTGTATTATTTTCAGAAATCCATCTTTCAATTTCAATAGGAATTGATTGAGTTTCTAATATTTTACTCATTTCAATTTCAACATTTTTGATAATAGGAGATGGTTTGGAAAGTGAATTTTGTCTAAATATTTTTATGTTTGGACCCCCCATTGAACCCAAATTCATATCTTGGCCGTTAATATTGACACGAATATTTCCCATACCGGAACCCATACCACTCATACCACTCATACCAAATAAATGACTAAATATATCATTAGGATTTTGACCATGATTAGAATGAAATATATTATGTCCTGTCATAGGATTATCATATTGTTTGCGTTTTTCATCATCGCTTAAAGTTTCATATGCTTCATTTATTTCTTGGAATTTTGTTTTTGATTCATCTGTATTATTATTTTTATCAGGATGATGTTTCATTGACAAAGACCTATATGCTTTTTTAATTTCAGCTTTACTAGAAGAAGGTTCAATGCCTAATTTACTATAAAAAGATTTTGTGTCACTCATTTGTATATATTATGAAATAGTATATATTTATTATATTTTTACCTATTAATATTTAAATACTTATTATTAAAAATATTAACAAATGAAAGAATTATTTATAAACAAATATAAACCTATATATTTCAAAGATTATGATACTGATATAGAAATAATAAAGACATTAAATATGCTTTTACAAACAGATAACACCAATATTTTATTAAGTGGTGATTATAATTCTGGAAAATCCACAATATTAAATACAATTTTTGAAGAATATTTTCTTAATATACCATATTCAGTCTATAATAATAATATCTTATATATAAATAATATATCAGATCAAGGTATAAATTATTATCGAAATGATGTAAAACATTTTTGTCAAATTACAAGTAATATACCTGGGAAAAAGAAAATGATAATAATGGATGATATTGACCTAATAAATGAACAAAGTCAACAGGTTTTCAGAAGTTTTATAGATAAATATTCAAAAAATGTTTTCTTTATTGCTTCAACTAGTAATATTCAAAAAGTTATAGATAGTTTACAAACTAGATTCAATATATTGAAAATAGAACCATTTAAGAAATCATCTGTATTGAATATTATGAATAAAATCAAAACAAATGAAAGTATATTTATGGATAAAGAAGCCGAGGATTTTATCATAAATATTTCAAATAATAATATAAAATTGTTAATACAATATATGCATAAATGTAAATTAATAGATAGACATATAACACATCAATTAGCAACTGATATATGTTGTGGAATCAGTTTTTTCGTATTTGAAAAATATACAAATTATGTAAAAGAGAAAAAATTGGGGGAAGCAATAGATATCTTATTGGGATTATATAATAAAGGATATTCTATTATAGATATATTTGACGGTTATTTTTTATTTATCAAAAAATATGATAATATTGATGAAGAATCAAAATATAAAATTATAAAAAATATTTGCAAATACATATCTATTTTCTACAATATACATGAAGATGAAATAGAGTTGTCATTTTTTACAAACAATATAATAGAATTATTTTGAAACAACAAAACAACAAAAAATCATTAAAAAAATAAAGTCTTTTTAAAAATTATTGTTTAAAAATATATTTCGCTTGTATATATAATATGACTTCACAATTATTTAAAACTAGAGTAGAATTAGAAACAATAATTAATTTTTTGACACCTATATGTGATGTAAAAGAATGTCAATATATATTTAATAATGAATCATTTAAGAAAGCAAATTTGTTTAATAAAATAAAACCTTTTATAGAAGTATGTAGGACTCATTATCATAAGTCAAAACAAAAATATATTGACAGAAAAATGACGTATAATAATTTAATTACAATTTTGAGACAAATTGCTAAATCTCATAAAATAGAATATAAATCAAACATTAAATATTCAAAATCAAATTATAATATTGAATATATATTTAAAATTGTTTTATAAATTATTTTTATAAATTATTTTTATAAATTGATATACATATAAGATATGATTGCATAAAATACTAATATTTATTATATTACATTAGTATTTTATTTTATATAATTATCAAAAAGGATTGTACCTATTATTTCTTCTTGGTGTTTTTTTTTTGAGATTTAGTGTTTTTCTTTTTTTTATTAGATTTCGGTTTCAATTCGGAATCGGAATCGGAATCGGAATCGGAATCGGAATCGGATTCAGAATCGGTATCTGAAATAGAACCAGAATCAGAATCAGAATCGTTTTCTAAATTAGATAATGATTTTTTTTCGGATTTTTCTTCATCGTTATTGGATTGATAAATATAAAACCCCATTCCAGCAACCGAAAGTAAAGACATAAAGGCAAAAGCAAGATTTGTATCTTTGTTCATTACAAATATATATTTTAAGTATTTAAATTGTTTTATATTTAAACTTATTAAATTATTTAAAATGATTCATAAAATATAATTTTTATGTTATAACAATTTGGATCGGGGTCGAATAAAACTAATATTTGTTATAAATATTTTTGATAACACTTAATTGTTCTTGAAGACAAGTATAAAAGACATTATTATTGACAAATTCTTTACTAACTAAAGTTTCTCCACTATACAAATTAGTATAATTCAAATCATTTAAACCTTCAAATGTTATATCATTGCAATCATAAGGAAACTCTTTATAATTATGAATCAATAAAAATATTTTTTTAGGATAACAAAAAATTAGTTCAATAAAATTACGAATATCGTCAATATACCTACACGTAAAATTGAACTCGTTTTGAAAATTGTTGAGTCCTTTAATAAAAAAACATTTTTTATGATAATCATACAAAATAAAAAATTTATTAGAACTATCTGAATAAACTTCTAATACAAGACAATCAGTATATTCAAAATTTTGTTCTTCATTAATTTCGTTAATGTTGCTAATGTTGCTAATGTTGCTAATGTTGCTAATGTTGCTAATGTTGCTCATGATAAATATTTTATATTATTTTATAAAGTAGGATTACGTTTAAGTTATTTTTTCAATAAATGGTCCCCTAAATTATTTGGTTTGAGACCCCATACAGGAGCACCAAGGGGAGTTTCCCAAAAACCTACGTGGGAATCGTTAATTTGTTTCATTTCTTGAGGTTTCATGTTTTGTGGTAAAATATTTTTATCAATATCAAAGTTAGGCGTTTCTTGTATTCCATCTTGGAGAACAATTTCATCACCCAAAGTAAGTAAAATTTGTTTGCCAATAGTAGTGTCAGAACTCATAATTTCACGAGCATTTAAATAATTAAACCATTCAAATTTAGGTCTGTTTATTTGAGGTATCAAAATACCGAATCTTTTTTGACTGAATTCTACATAATCAGAAGTCATTAAATCTTCAAGTTGAACGTCTTTATTATTTGCGTTTTTAATACCAATTAATGAACCACAATGTTTGGATATTTTTTCGGTCTTTACTAATTTTTCACATTGCATACCAATTCGTTCTAGAAAAAGACTTTCGTGTGTATTGTCCTTTGAGATAAGTTCTTCCATAAAGCTACATAATTGTTTAATATTATCATTTAGAGGATATGACACCATAAACCGCACATTTGGAACATAATCGGATACAATATTTGAAGTGCCATTATTTTGTTTTTCAAATGAAATAGCAATGTTATTGGTATGTGATGAATTATATAAATCAATCATATCTCTTTGACACAAAAAGGAATGAGGACAAAGTAAACCGCCGTATAAATAAATCATTTTTAATAAACCCATTGTGCGCACATTATCTAAAATAGGATTTTTCAATTTATCCAAATCAATTTCCCATCCAGGCAAAAGTTTTTTAAAAGAGTCATCATCAATTAAACAAATAGTAAAAGATTTACCACATTTTTCAATAATAGACCTCACAGTTAAATAAACATATGGCATATTCAGGTCATATGAATTAGGTGAACCCAAGTTGTTTATTTTTCTGGTGTTTTTTTCGCGAGGAATATGTATCCATAAAATGGGTTTTGAACTTTTCAGAATTTCGTGATGTTCTAATAGATACTTATTAATTGAATTATTATTAAATTCTTTATTTAAATCATCTTCTTTAGATTTTATACGTTTAGATATATAACTTAATGACCCTAGTATTCCAATCAATAAAAGTATCTTTCCGATTGATTCTGGTTTAATTCTAAATTTCATTTCTATTATATTACTTATATATTTAAAAAAATAACATTACAATAATAACTTAAATATAAAGCAAGAATATAATTCAGTATGGAATATTCATTCAACATCAATAAAGTAGATCGTAATAGAGATATTATTAATATTAATAGTATTAAGAAATTAGACAGCGGAGACAAATATTATGATGATAAAATTGTAGAATACATTAATAATTTGTCAGATTCAAAGTATTTTTTAGAAATTACTAAATTTTGTGGATATTCTCATTTAATGGTTGTCTATAAAGAAGATTCATTATTGGACTTATACATTGATATATCCAAACAAATGTGGTGTAATAAAATTTTGGGTTTATTTGGTTTTATTAGAAAGAACCGATATGACGGAACATTAGATATTAAGAAAATGCCTTTGACAGCAAATATGTCAATTAAAGAATTTGTTAGAAAAAATAAATTGACACCAATTGAATCTATTCAGAGACCATGTGTATTTAGAGTATTTATTGATGATGGACCTAAAGAACCAGATTCCGATTCCGATTCCGATTCCGATTAATAATAAACAATTTAAAGATAAACAATTTAAAGATAATTAATTAATACTAATTATTATATTATATAAAAACCAAATGACACAAATTATTTATGCTGAATCATCTTCCACGTATCGTCCTATTCAAGACAATGAACTATCACAATTTAGAAAGGTTCAATATCTTCGTAGAAGAAAGAAGAGAAGAAATGATGCGTATGATTGTAGAAAAAAAATGTTTAGTTCTAATTTTCGCCCTTTTATTATGATGGCAAATGGGATTCAAACTGGAGTTGAAAAGGGGTCAAAAAGCGAAGATATGTTTTGGAATGTTAAAGATTCCATTTATACTCCTGGAAATAAATATTATTTTGATACACCAGAAGAAGCCGAGCGTGTTTTTCGAATTTCATATTCAACTGATTTGAAGAGAGATTGGTATGAAAAAACAGCACAATATAGAATTCGTGATGATGATGAAAACTCCGAGAACGAAGTAACTATTATAAAGTAAAGCAAAAAACAAATAATACAAAAAAACAAATAATACAAATAAAAGTAATACAAAAAAACAAATATGATATAGATTGATAAATCAAAATAATAAATATTATAATTTTAAATAATTATTATTTTACACCTTTTTAAAATACTTATTAAAAATCTTTACTATGAATGACACAACGCTTAAAAAAACTGTCTAGGGCATTCAAATCGGCTCCTACAAAACTGTCATCTGGTGCGTATTCAATATTACCTTTTTTGTAACATAATATTGTTGGAATACCATTTATCATCCTTTTGCCTTTCAAAAAAGTGTAAATTTCATAGCAATCGTCAATGTTAATGTCACAACAAACTATATTACTTGGTGTTTGTGAGAAAAATAAATCAACCGGTTCTTTTATTTTTTTACAAGGTTTACACCAATCCGCACCAAATTTTATAATTATTAGACCTGGATTAAGTTCTAACATATTGAAAAATTGAGCTTTATTATCAATTTTAGTCACGACTTCTTTTTTTGACATTATATAATTAAATAAGTATTTATATTTAAGTTTTATTAATTAAATATAAATATTTTGACAAAGTTTCTTTATTTATTTTTGTAGAAATGATAATAATATAAAAATCATTTATTGTAAAGTCCCTGAATACAATACAGCATTTCCTATGGATGCAAATATATGCACTAAAATATGAAAAAAAGTTGCGAAAAAAAGGTTTTTTTTTATATAACAATTAGATACTCCATAACATATTATTCCTGTTCCAGTGAAAAACATATACCCATAACCTGATGATATGAATAAAGCATAATACATATGAATGTAAAATGTTAATTGAATGAAAATTATATCAAAATAACGCCTCCATGAATCGTGTAAAGGATATTTCCAATAATTCAAACTTGTTCCTAATGAACCCAAACCGGAAAAACCAAGAAAATAATATTGATTATAAAACGCATAAAAAGAAGTGAAAATATGTAAATGAGAAAAATACCATATTGTCCATCCATGTGCTAAAGGTAAAACTAACCCATTAAACCTATTATTATCATCTATTTTAGGGCAAATTGTCTCGCAAATACATAGTTGCGTTTGAGTTTCATTATGTTTCTTTATATTTATTCTTTTGTTTTTCTTTTGTTTCCTTTTATTTTTTCTTATTTTTTCAAATATAATTCTTTTTTTTTTAAGAATTTCCATTCTTTAAATCCTTATTCTTATTGTTTCTTTCTTATCTTTAAATTAATATTTTTCTTGTATATTAATGATTTAATACATTGTTTTATATCTACGTGATAATAAGTAGACGAAAAATAGAATAAATAAATAACATTTGGGATTACATTATCACCTTATTTTTTCTCTTAAACTCAAATAAAATATGCTAGATAAATTTTAAAAGTAAAAAACAACAAAAATTAACTCAAGAGTATTTTGGATTTTCTATTTTTGGACATTTTTAAAATGTCCAATTTTGATAATATCTGAAAAATCATTGAAAAACGTAAAAAAAATGGCATTGAGAGCATATAAGTCTCATTTTTTTTTACATTTGAAACATTGAGACGATAAAAATTGACACCATAAATGGACGATTTTTGGACATTTTTTGGGACATTTTTGGAATGAGTAAAAAATCTACTCAATATACTTTTAATATTTTATCTGCTACATATATTAGTGTTAAATAATGGTAGTGGTTTTAACAAATAAGATGATAAAAATACAAGTATAAATGTATAAAACATATTTACTCATAGAATAATTATCATTATGATTGTTACATATTATGTTTTCAAACAATGATACAAATTTATAACATAACACGATAAATATAAAAGTATATCATAATCTACTAGTTTAAAACATAACAACTCAACATCTTGATATTGGCATTGTTATAAGTAATGTTTTTATTTTAATTAATTATTTTTGTTATCATATAATAAAACTATAAAAAACAACTAATTGTAATATTTGTGAAATTTCAATGCGAGTGCCAGCCAATTCCATTTAAGGGTCACACAATACAAAAAATAATTTAACAAATACTACTAACAATACGTTTAATTTGCAGTTTTTCTTAAATGAAACCTGTAAAAATGCTATAAAATAAAAGGATTAAATTATAACAAATATATCTAAAACAAAAACAACTTAAATTTCATTACAATACACCTTTGAAGATTTAAAATGGCACGGTTAAACAAATTACAATAAATATACATAAAATTATTTAAAAATTATATGTATATATTTAGTAAATGGATAATAATATGGATGAGATTATAAATGAAAATAATTTATTAAAACAGCATGTAAATGAACTTGAAGAGCGATTAAAAAAATATACAAGTGGTAAAAATCACAAGAAATATTATGAAAAAAATAAGGAAAAGGTTATGGAAAATGGTGCCAATTATTTACATAAATTAAAAGAAGAAAACCCTGATAAATTAAAGGAATATAGAAGGCGAGCATATTTGAAAAGAAAAGAAAAATTAGAAAAGGAGAAAAATGAAAATATTTAGGAATAAATAAATATGCGGAAAACTATTTAAAATAAAATGTTTAGTAAATGTATAAGGATGGAAAAGGCGAAAGAGAAACCGACAGAGTTTTTCAAATCCACCAAAACTTCGCTCAAAAGCATACTGAAACACCCTGAAATCAACACAAC